TATGTGCTCCCGTGCTTGAAATAGTATGTTTGTGGGACGGCAGTTCATCGGTAGTGAGTTGATGCTTCGCCTCGCCGCCGGTTTCTCCTAATGTATAAGTATGCGAGAATCCTGTTTCTGAATAGGCTCCTGCCGCTACTAATACGCGGCCTGCGGCCATCTTAGACCACGTACCGCCCCATTTTGTATTTGGGTCAAAATCAACGGTAAAATCGCGGACAGTCCCGACTGGCTGGCTCTGCAATGCGACATGATACAGCTTAAAGCTTGCCGTTCCGTCCGTTACGACGCTGTTTATTGTGCTCGGCAAAGATGGTTCTGTCGCTGCCGTTGTCCCGGCCGTAACGCATTCGAGGTATGCCCAGCTTGGCAACGTTGGAGAGTATGCATAATCCCCTACCTGATAGGCTTTGTTTCGCTGCAAAATATTGAGCGCAGCATACACCCATTTCCCGCCGCCGTTGAAGACTTTATCCTGCGCCCCGGCCGGAGCCGCCGGAAGCATACCGCGCTGGCCTGCCGTACTGGCAGTCGCCCCGACATAATCCTTGTGGGCGCTTCGGTCGTTATTGTGGGCGCTGATAGATTCGGACGTAGAATCCGAGCTGGCAAACTGCATGATTTCCCATGTGACGCTGCCGTCTTCCCACGAATCGCCGACGTTTTTCTCTTCCGGCAAATCAGTGATAGATTCCTCCGAGCTCATCCCTGCCGTCGTACATTTTAGGTAAACATCCAGCGGCCCGTTTTGCAGTTGCCGAAGATCTCCAACAAAATAAGCCGTCGATGGCAGTCTCCAGAACAGGAAGCCGCCGAGGGACGATTCGGAAAAGGCGTTATTATACAACCATTGCATTTTAAGGTCAGCATTGTTCATCCATGCATCCCACATGTACCGGGACGGCGGCGACTGCCCGACGAACGTCCAACCTGATAAGTAATTTTCATCTGTAAATGTATAGGTTTGCGGGGCGTTGCTACCCCAAATTTTCGAAAAATCCAGCGTACCCGGCATGGATTATTCAGCTCCTTTCTCATCTTTTAAAATACAACGTCTATATCATCCGGAAATGTTCCAACATCAAACCCTTTCGCATTGGGTTGTCCCAAAAATCCGAAATAGTTTTCGTACTCAAACATAGTCATGCCCTTTACGCCGACGCCGCCGGCGCGAACAATTAAATCGACCGCCCGGGCGATTGCCAGTTCATTTACATCCAGCATCCGCCCAATACCAACGGTAATTTTGGCATTGCCTAATTCACTCAAAACAACATACGGACAATCAAAAATACGGCGCGTACTGATGATGGTATCCTCGGCCGTGCCGCTTGAAACGTCTTTGAATACTTTCAGCCAGAGCATTTTACGATATTCCGGATCGCTCAAGTTGACGCTTTGTAAATACGTTTCCCATTCATCCCGAAAGCGCCCCTGCTCAAACCCCAGTGCATTATCCTGATCTTGGAACCCAAAGAAAGCGATTTGAATGGCATCGGCAATTTGCCGGGGCTGATTGACGATAGTACCAATGCCGTCCAGCTGTGCGCCTTCTGCCGTGTCGATCCATCGTTTGTCCCGCAGGTCAGAAAAGGCTTGTTCCAGCTCGTCCAGTTCTTCGCCCAACGCCTCAATGATTGCCTGCAATATCTGCTTTCCTTGAAACTGTCCAATCAGATGTTTTTCCATGCTTTCCGTGCGGTTACTGCTCATCTTGTTTGGACACCTCGATTCTGGCCGCGTCAAATACGGCGATCTGCCGGTCGTTTATACTGATGTTCTCCGCCGTATACTCGCCCGCCGTGTCGCCGGTGCAGGCCGTCAGGCTGATATACCCGACGCCGGTCGTAGCCGAGAAGATAGCCGAAAAATACCGCTGCAAGATAACGTCCTGCCCGATTTCCTGGGCTTGCCCTTTGGCCAGTACCGCGTCGGCGATTTCGTTAAGCGCCGCGGGCGGGAAGACTTCGTCGGGGTTTTCGCCGACCACAATCTTCATCCAGACTTTGACCTGCTGCGGGCGGTTGAAGTATATCGTATGCTGCACGCCCTGCGAATCCGTGGCGACGCCGCTGCTGTCGCCGAAGGTATCAATTCCCCCTGCTTTGCGGTTCCAAATCTGCTGCGCAATGTCGTTTTCCAGTCCGCCGTCAACGACGGCCTCAATGGAGTGCGGCGGGCGGCCTTCGTCGTCTTCCGTATCGGTATTGTTTTCGTAGACCCGGCAGGTCGTGACGCCCTCAACGTTGGAATAGACTGCCGCGGCAATCGAATCCGTCATGGCTGACGCGCGGTCATATAAGGACGAGCTCCACCGCTGCCGCAGGCTGATGTCGGATTCCGCATCCCGGCCGACAGTCGTCGCGACATTGTTCGACACGCTCCGCCATCCGGCATACGTCGTCAAAATCTGGGTAATTGTGCCGAGGGCCGGGTCAATGGCTCCGGCCGTGGTGCACTGAAAATTCACCGGCGAGCCGATTTCAACAATAGATACGCCGGTCGCGGCTATCGTAAAGGTGTTCTTCTGGTCGGCCGTTGCCAGCGTCATCGTATCGTTGGCCACGGTAAAGGATTTATCCGTAAAACTAAATTGCGACGATAAGCCGACCAATACCGCCGCCTTATCGTCGCCGCTTTTTGCCGTATAGGATTTTTGCACGCCGTCTATGGTCAGCGTGTACTGCGCACCCTCAGACACGTCAGACGCTATCTGTATGGACGCATACGACGCTTTCCCGGCGTCTATGTATGAATCACTGTCCATACATGTCCAAACCGTTGCATCGGCGTCTGAGGCCGAAATTTGCGAACCGTAGGGAACCAGTGTCCCGTTGTCGCCGTAACAAGTCGCTACAAGCGAGCTTCGCTCCGCATCGATGAGCGTAATTCCGGCCAAGGCCGCCGCATTGGAGAGGGAAACGCCTTCCGCCGTGTTGGGGTACATGGCATTGTAGACGTTTTGGGCCAGTTCCCACAGGTCGGACAATTCATAGGCATAAACGCCGTGAAGCTGCCCGAAAATCGAATTGCTCCCCGTTTGGATTTCCATGCCAAGCTTGTCCGCAACACGCTTGTTCAGGCTGTCGAGTATCTCCGGCAGCCGTTTCCGCTTGAACCCGTCCCGGGTCAGGCCGTATTTAATTTCTGGCATAGCCGAGCAGCTCCTTTCGTTTTATCAGTCCGTACGTCGTTTCCGCCGCATACTCCACGGCCAGCGTGCGGGAAAAATTGTTCATAGCCAGCGCCATTGAGGTGACGGACGACACCCCTTCGACGCCGCTGATTTTCTCCATGAGGATTTGCCGGATATGGTTTTCGTTCGGATTTTTGACGAGTATGTACTCTAAATAAGGTACGCCGTCCCGCGTGTCCAAAAACCATTCCCCGAGCCATTCCCGCAGCGTAATCAATATCTGCTGCGCGACCCGTTCGGCGTGATCGATGAGCACGAGGTCGCCGTTCCGGATGACTAAGTCGCCGGTATTGACGTTCATCGCTATATCATAGGCCATGATCTGCCACCCCTTTCTACTCCGGCGGGCCCGTTTTGCTGCCGCCGGATTCGACGCCGCCGTGCGTATGGCCCGTCAACGAAATGCCGTTCACGACTAAATCGCCGCCGGAAAACGAAAAATTCGTTCCGTCGGCCAACGTGCCGGAGAAGCCGCCGCTTCCCAGCAACACCAGCGAGCCGCCGTTAAACAGACAGACGTCGGACGCATGGGACACATTCGACGGGGCCGCCCCGCTGTACAGCCCAGGAATACACATAGCGTCATTCATGTCGTGCTTTCGTGTGTCGTCGCTGTCGCCGCCGCTCAGGTAATCATCCAGCTGCGATTCGGCGAAAATGAGCAGACAGCCGTCGCCCGCCCGCAAGGGGAAGGTCACGCCGGAACTGCCGCCGCAGCCCATGGGGAACTGTACCGGCACGTTATGAATGACGGGATAGTCGAAGGAACGGCCGTCGTCGAGCTTGTACTTTCCGAAGGGCTGCACCTGCGCCCGGTTTGTTCCCGGACTGTAAGACACAATCTTGCCGGGAAGCGCCGTATGTACGGCGGCCAGCTTGTTATCTGTCCATCCTTCGACGATTTCCTTGATTTGATTCGGCCCTTGATTACTGTTGTTCATCGGTATACGTCAGCCTTTCTATGAGATTCATTTCGCTGATCCAGTCGCCGCCGTGGGTGTCGCCCTGATGTTTGACCGATTCGACGCGGAACCAGCCCGTAATGATGCGGCTTTCGACTTTCACCGCGTCGCCCGGCGTAACCGTCGGGGCCAGCAGCGTTTTGATTTTCCAGCCGGACTGTTTTTCCGGCTTTTCTTTTTGCGCCTTCTGCCGGCGCCGGCGCTTCGGCGTATCTTTATCCGTCTTAGGGTTGGCCCGAATAATCCGCTCCGGCGAGCCGATCAGGCCGCTTCCAGCGGAAAAGACAAGACCGCGGTTTGCAAAGACGCCGCCGTTCATGATGACTTGTAAGGCGTCATTCTGCACGCTCCACGAACAGCCGGAATGATAGCAAACGCCGTCCAGAGCTTCGCGCGCCGTGCCGACGAAGGAATAGCCGTTGACGAACGTCCCGAACTGCACGCCTTCGCCCAGCACCAGCGGCAGCCCCATGGCGTTTGCGATCGTCTGCAATACCCGGTTCCCGGATGTTCCCGGGGCGAAGGAAAGAGAAAAGGCCGTGTCCCGGATTGCCACGTTTCCGTCGGCCAGCGTGAGCTTCGTTTCCACGTCCTTGTCGTTTTCTTTCGTCTCGCTCTGCGTAACTGTACCGACAAACAGCCGGACGGGGCCGGTATTGTCCTGATAGCCCGCCCAGATCTCGACTTTGCGGTCGGCTACCTCTATCCGGTTCCTTGAATCTTCCGACAGATTATACAGGGATAGGGCGCTTTTATTGGTTTCTTTGGTGAGGTCTTTTTCCACGGCGAACTGAACGCGAATCGTGTTCGCATATTCCAGATTGATTTCCGGGAAGATGACTTTATACTGTCGATGCCATAATGTCATTGAGTTCCGCCTCCGGTATGTAGACCATAGATGCCTTGCCGGTGATAAAATCCGTCCGGCCGATTTTCTCATTTCCCGTAACCGGCGACGTAATAACGGCCACAAATTCCCCGCCGGGAAGGCCGACATGACGGCGGTACTGGTGCAGGAGCGGGAAATTCGGCACGAGTGCGATACCGCGAACAATATCCGTATTTTTGCCGTCGCGAACATCCATGGCCCAGGCCTGGGCATGGTCGTTCCAAGCGAAATGCAAATTATATTGGACGGTATCAATGATCACCGTCTCGTAAAAATCATTGGCGTCAGTCATTGAAATCGTAATCATCAGAAAAATGTCCCTGCCTTTCCAATCGACTGATACACGGAATAGGCGGCCATATATGCCGTCGCTTCCGAGCCGGTCGCCATGGCTCCGAGCTGCCCAAAGTCAATGTTGTCCGTATTGATTCCCAGAATCCCACCGCCCGCGCTTCCGGCCGAGGCGTCGACCGTTTGCAGGCCCGTCCCGATTTCCGTCTGGGCCGCGGCTCCGCCGTCTTTTTCCGTCGTTCCGGCTTTTCCGGCTGCGTCGTTGGCCGCGTACTCTTCCGGCACGTCTTCCGTCCGCTGCACGGCGCGGTGCACGTGCGTAAATTCTAGCTGGCAGCGGTAGCAATAGCCATTTTCGACATTACGGGGAAGCGGCGCCGACGTCATGACCATGTCGGTATAGATGGCGTCCACCAGCGTAATTTTTACCGGCTCGCCCTTCTGGTAAATCTGCATGAGCATATTTGTCACGGCATTCAGCGACCGACCGCCGAGAAGCGAACCCCATGTAACCGGCGTGGGCGTGAAGACGACATCCATAGACAGCCGCATAGGCTTTCTGACGACATGGTCAGCGATGGGGAAGCCGTCTTCGACGGGATATTCTGTTACTTCGCTGTCGAAATTTGTTTCCCGGGACATGACGACGTCGACGGTCAAATAGTCGCCGATTTTAGCCGGTTGCGTCGGCTTCGGCATGACGCCAGCAGCCTTCCTTGAAACAAATCCGTTACCACCAAGTAAGCTATCAAGGCTTGGCATATATAACCCTCCTTTCAATGATACGTACTAATACATATTTTATTCTTTACGCACGTATTAATACGTGTTAAAATATAATCAAAAGAGGTGATCCGATGAAGATTTCAGAGCTAATCAAAATCCTAAAAAAGAATGGTTGTACGTTCTTACAAAATGGCGGCCGTCATGACGTGTGGTACAGTCCAATTACAAAAGAAAAACTGATCATCCCACGTCACGGCGCAAAAGAAATTAGAACGGGAACAGCCAATGGGATATTGAAAAAAGCGGGGATTAAATAATCCCTGCTTTACCCTTAGCTTTTATTCATCGTTCTAAGGAGGTTGAACTATGAAATACATTTACCCTGTATTATTTACAAAGGAAGATGACGCATATCTAATTCACTTTCCCGATTTCCCCAACATTTTTTCGGAAGGGGATTCGTTGGCTGATGCTGTGGATATGGCCGAAGACGCCTTAAATTTGTGGTTGTGGAATGCAGAAGAAAGCGGCGATGAAATACCTGCCCCAAGCGATCCTGCGGTTTTAGAAATTCCATCAGGTACGATTGTCTCGCTTGTAAAAGCTGATACGTTAAAATACCGTCAGCTGCACGACACGCAAGCTATAAAAAAGACGCTGACCATTCCGCGTTGGTTAGATACGTTGGCAAAAAAACACAATGTAAACTTTTCTAACGTCCTGCAAAATGCCTTGATAAACGAATTGAACGTACATAAAGCCTAATCCATGTGTGAGACAAGATGATGAAGATAATATATCCGGCTTGCTTCTATCCTTGCGAAGAAAAAGCAGATGCCTATACGGTCGTCGTGCCAGATCTGCCCGGGTGCGTTTCAGAAGGTGACACCCTGCTAGACGCCATCACCATGGCGACGGAAGCCGCTTCCGGCTGGGTGTTGGATGAACTGGAATACGGGAAAGAAATTCCCCCGGCCAGCAGCATCCAAGAAATAAAGCCAGAAAGTCCCGACGGATTGGTCAGCCTTATCACACTGGATATAGAGGCATACGCTAAAAAGTAAGAATTTGCCGTACTCACTCAATGGGTGCGGCTTTTTCTTTTGCCATCAAAAAAGAGCAATGCAAGAAACACTCACATTGCTCTGGTAATATGGGATTTTATGCGTTGACTACTTTCACATTGAACTGCTTCAACATGCATAACTGGGCGTAGGTATCCGCCGCAGCTTTCCGCAGATAGTAATCATACGTTTCTCGGTTCTCCGACGTGTTGCGTTGATTGTACAGTTTCAGAAGTTTACTTGTTTCCTGAATGTTGGCTTCTATTTTGGCAATCCACATCTGAATGGTTGCATCGCCCGGAATATCTTCATATGCCGTTAAAGAGGGCGGCAATTCCCGCGGCGCTGTCGGTAAGGCCGCCGATGTCTGGAAATAATCGTCAATGGATCTCTTGAATTTCTCATACACTCCGGCCATCTTTAAGATAGCCTCGACCATGTACCGCGGAAAGATAGCTATATTCTTAGCTTGCTTTCCTGCGCCGCCGTTCTCCTGCTTGAAGGCGTTCAATACTGCCCCTTTGAGTACGATGTATTCGCCTTTGACCTGCTGGGCCAAATAACGGATTCTGTATTCTGAAATACTCGTCATACGGCTCAAGTACATAGCCGGTATGACAATTTCGCCGTTCCAGAAACACCGGGTAAATGTCGTAACTGGCAAGGCCGCCGTCTGCCGCTTCTTGAGTTCTTCTTCCATCTGATTAAAGGCTTCAATAAACTTCATCTTCCATTGTATCGCTTTACGGCCTGTAAACCCCATAGCTAACAGGGAAAATCCATCCCGATTCATATAATATTCTGGATATTCTTTACCTCGGTTCGTGAAGGTCGTTGGCCGGTAAAATTTGGTGGCCGAATTTTCGGCCGCCAAAATTTCTCGAATAGAATCAAGCACGTGTTTATGTTGCTTGCCAAAACTTTCAGCAACTTGGCGACTAGATGTTACAATCTGACAATTTTTCACTTCTACTAAGCTCATGACAAACTCCTTTCATTGAAAGAAGCTATGCCTTATGATACAATATTTCACGAGGCATAGCCTCAGCACAATAGAGTGTTGCGTTCTTTTCCACGGAGCCGCAACGCTCTATTTTTTTATTTCTTCGTAGACCTTATGCATCCCAATGATAAATACCTTACTTTTAGTGGTTTTTAATTTTTCGGCGCATTCCTCTAAGATTTTACTTTCTTCTTCCGTCAACCGTATTCGCATTTGAACACTTTTGGGGTTGGCAGAAACAGGTCTACCTATTCTTTTTTTTTCAGCCATCTATGTTCACCTCTCTTTATTGGCTACACTTTTATTATATTTTTATGTAGCCAAAAAGTCAAGAGGTGTTTTTTTATGGCCCGGCCATCCACTCCGGTAAGCCGTACCCCGCTGATGCTACCGCATCATTTAGCTGCGAAGAATCATTCAAGTGATAGTCATTATTCTGATATATAGTCGGCTGGAACCATTGTTTCGCGACGGCTTCCGTTGCGCTACCTTGGACGTTGAATTTTTGCTGTAAGCCCAATGCCTCCCGCAATTTATCAATTACCGTAGTAAGGGCATCGGCAACTTTTTGTATAGCCGTCGTGAAAATATCAATAAACGCCGCCGCTCCTTTGAAGACCCATGAAGCTGTTTCCAATATGCCCCACAATAGCCCTAAAATAACGCCGCCCCAGACTTGCCATACGCCTTTATTGGCAGTTAAGGAATGTTCCAGATAGTTTATGCCATCGTTGATATTCCCAAGGATAGGCTCGGCAGCGGCCGACAACATCTCCCAATTATCCCGGAACCAGTTAATCACGCCGCCCGCAACGTCGACGGCGGCGCTAAATCCGGTTTGCAGGTATCCGCCGATTTTTTTGAGGATGTCCCAAGCGGCCAGAAGGTCATACTTCAGGTCAATGAGAGAACTCATTTCTTCATCGCTTACCGTTGAAAAGTCGAACGTGCCGTTCATGACCTGCCGTATTTTGTCGAACCAATCCACCGTTTCAGAAATCTTTTGCGCAACCTCTCCGAATATGCCGGTGCTATTTTGGACATCGCCAATGAATCGATGGAAAAAGTTCCCGACTTTTGTCATGGCCTGGCCGATTGTTGTCGGCATTTTCACAAACTGCGCGTCGATGGCGTTCCCGCTGGCAAGGATCGCATTAATGACGACCTCGCTGGTCAATTCGCCCTGTGCGCCCATTTCTTTCAAATCGCCGACCGTTACTCCCAACGATTTGGACATTTCTTTCATGAGCGTAAAGGCATTTTCACGCAACGAACTTAATTCATCGCCTTGCAGCTGACCGGAGCCGAGGGCCTGCCCCAACTGCAAAATCGTCGCACTGGCCTGTTCCGCCGACGCGCCACCGACTGTTAACGATTTCGAGACAATATCCGTCAGTCGTGACGCTTCTTCGGCTCCCATGCCATACTGTTCTACGGAACTGGCTACCTTAAAATACAAGTCGCCGATTTCATTCAATCCCTGCCGGTTTCGCTGGCTCATAGCATAGAGCCTGTCTTCTATGGCAAGACGTTCCTGCTCGTCTTCGTATAGCGTACGCAGCCGTCCGTCGAGGTTCATCATCTCGTCGGCGGCATTTTTGATAGCATAGACGGAAAAGGCCCCGGCAAAGGCAAGGGCCAAGGGATTTAGGGCAATCGTAAGAGCTCCGACGGCTCCGGCGATAGACCCGACTGCGTTTCTTGCAAGAATAGATTTGCTGCGAATGGCGTCTAAATATTTTGAAAAACGACCTAATGAGCCGCCGCCTTTAGGCACATCGACACCGCCGCCCATGCTGATAAACCGGCCATTTGCAGCGCGCCATCGCCCCATTTTGTCCTGATAAGCTCCCATTTGTTTAGCCGCCGCTGCTACATCCGCTGCGGCTTTTCGTGCAGCTGTTCCCGTTTCTTGAAATCCTTTAGCGGCTACAGCTCCGGCAGTCTCCGCACTTTTCGCCATGCCTTCCATATTCTTTTTCGTGGCATTGATACTGCTGTCCGCTTTGCGTTGGCTGCTTTTATTCAACATGTATGCAATTCTAACGATGAGCTCTCTTACTGCCGATGCCGCCATACTGTCCCCGACCTCCCTTCATCCGCTTTTCCGTGTTGTAATACTCAACGTCGGATATCAGCTCTAAATACTGATTCATCTCTACCAGCTCGGCCAGTGTAACGCGGCCCTGTTTGACGTCCTGAAATGTCGTCAGTCCCTCTTTAATGGCTCTCCAGATAAAGAGGGAGGATTCAAAATTTCGTTCGATACGTCCCGGAACGTCAACTTTAGGCCGTCCAAGGTTTCGCGGACGCCAGCCGGGAGACTGGAGAGCTTCGAAAAATCCAGATAGTTCACTGTGACGACCTTCACCATTAAGGCAATCATGTCAAAGGGCCGCCCGGAAAATACTTCGTTAGCAACGCTTTCCGTCAGCTTTTCAAACTGGCCGTTGCTGTTCTTAACGTAGACGTATTCCGGATCCAGCAGCAGCTTAGAAATCCTCAATAATTCCTCGCCGCTTAAATGCTGCGCCAACGACACGAAGCTGCCGCTGGCAATGGTCGCAAATACGCCCAAATCCGGCGTCATTTCATCGGTTACGGCTGGCTTTTTCAGCCCGCCGATCGCGCCGTCCAGCGCTGGAGCGATAACCTTTTGCAGTTCGCCTAAGACCTTAATCGCATAAAACGGCTCAAATTGCCGGATATTGAACGTATAGGCGCCCTGCTTATACTCTTTGATTTCTCCACCTGTGTACATTAGTCGTTACCTCCGATAATCGGGTCAGTTACAGCCCCCGTATTCAGCGTCCAGTTTTGGGCCCCGATTTGCCGCCCTTTGCTGGACTCGGGGAAGTTCTGTACCCACGCCTCATTAGCAAAGAACAGCGTCGTCCCGGACAAATCTTTTATCATGAGCGGCTGCATGCCGTCGCCATTGGCCCGGTCTTGATTGTAGGCATTTGAAAAATAGTCGTTGCTTTTACTGGTCGACGCTAATGATATTTCGATTTCAAAACAATGATTCGGGTCAATGCTGCGGCCGACTTCTGCGTCTGCGCCTGCGTAAATCGTCATGCCGTCCCCCAGCGGGCGGATCGTAACGATGTCGTCCTCGGAAAACCCGGTAATCTGCCGCCCGCCAAAAATGACAAGTACCTTTTTCGGGTCATAGGTTAATACGCTCATGTCTGTTCACTCCTTTCTTATGCGGCTTCAATCAGATCTTCATAGGTCAGGTTGCCCGTAATCTCAACCGTGTGGATGGCTCCGGCCAAGCGAGCCGTGAATTTGCAGTCCTTCAGCTCACGCAGCGCCTTCTGATTTGGGGAAATATTAGCGTTCAGCGGCACAGACACGGTATAACCAAGGTTCTTATTCCCGGCTTCGTCATATTCTGTTTGTGCAACGCCTCCCCTGTCCTGACCTAAATTCAAGGCCGACCGCATGGCCGATTCGATAGACGCAATGCCGACATCCAAATACGGCACCTTGTTGGCGTTGATCAGCACGTTCAGAACGTTGACCTTGATTTCTTCGGCCAGCCAGTCGCGGAAGCGAATGACGTCAATCCATTCCCCGGCGGCCACTTTGCCGTTCTGAGTGATGGAGATGTTGCGGACGGCTTCGAACGTATTGCCATTCTTCCCCTGTACCGCGAGCGATTCTGTTTCACTCAGGCCGTCCGTCGTAATGCTGGCCAGCTGTTTGAGCGCCCATGTTTCGCCACCGGGGTCAATCGCAAAGCAGCGGGCCATGATGGCGCATTCCGGGTATTCTTCGGCGGCCAAGGCATGATAGAACCAGAACGTCCGATAGTAGTTTTTCGCCTTCAACTGGCTGCCAATGTCCGTCGTAATCTCGCTGTTTTTGGCTCCGTCGGCCGCCGTTGCCGTGCCGAACAGCTTTTCGTTTGCTTCGGCCCATTCGGCCATGGCCAAAATATCCTCTTCGGCGCGAGACGCCAGCGCAACGCCGTAGAAGTCACTATCAGACGTCACAATTTTAGCCATGGAGAAGGCGATGGTTTCCGTCGTATCATCCATAGCAGTTTGTAAATTGCTTGTGACCTTCACAGAAAAAGCCGTTCCGGGATTCTTTGCTTCCAAATGCAGCTGCGTTAACGACGGCTCATCGGCTTGTGAATCATTATCTATCAGAACAGAATCACTATCGCCTGTAATCGCCTGTAAAATCCCTTTCAAAATATCGGATTCACTTCCGGAACTGTTGGTATAGGAGTATTCCTTTTGTCGGATCGTCCCGTCGGCCAGCGTATTGCCGATGGTCAGCGTGTACGTACTAGTCGCGCCCAGTTGGCCAACGCTGAGCGTAAAGCCGTCTACCTGCTGGCGGCCGACTTTTACCTGCGCCGGCGAAGGCGTCTGTGCGAAGGCGTCCGACACCATACGATACAAGGCGTCGTCAGCAGAAAAACCATCCTCAATCATTTGGTTTGGGTCGGTGTAGGTGCTGACCCGCGTAAGCCCGTACATATGCGGGCCGACGCACAATAAAGTGCTGAATCCCTCCGTCGAGATGCCGGTCGTATTCAGCGATATTTGAACATTGACAATCCTGTCAATATTAGCCATTTGATTTGTCTCCTTTCACATGTAAATCAATCCGCACCTCGCCGGTAAGTACCGGCCCGGTAAGCGTGCCGCCAATTTCGACGGTTTCAATGTAGCCGACGTCATCCGTCATTTCCGACATGTATCGGACGCTCAGGTCAACCGCGGCCCGGTGTTCCCAGGCGACGGCGCCGAGCGTAAATGATACGTCCTGTACTGGCCCGGCATTAAAAAAAGCCACCCGGGCAGCCTGACATCGGTCTGCCACGGTTGGCTTTTCAAGCCCCCGAACCATCCGTTCCAATGTTTCGAGGGGGTTATGCTTCTGGTTGTCGGTGTACTGCACTTCAAGCATTGCCGAGGTCGGCACGACGATGTTCATGACGCCGGGTTTGTCCGTCGGCCGCAGCTCTTCGGCCGCTTCCCGCTGCACATTGTATAAGCGCAGCGTCGCATAGGCTTTCATAGGCCGCGGCATGTCGTTTTGATTCGCCCAGATAACTGACGGCTTTGTAAGGTTCAGCAGCTCGGCGACAAGGTCATGAATAAATCGTCTCTGGTCATTTATCATCCGGCATTACCTCCTGTGCAATGGCCTTGTAGTGACTAATAACGCCGCTCTGGTACGGATCACACTGGATGACTTGAAACCGGCTGCCCTGCCAGAGAATCGTATCGGCCTCCCATGGCCCGGAATCTTCCGTATTTGCCCATCCTGCTTCTTTTGCAGGGCGTAGGGGTGTATTGGTATATGCCTTGATGTACCGAACGTTTCTGGCCCCGTCTGCGGCGATTTGCGTGTATTCATTAGCATTGAGCGGCTGCACCGAGGCAAAAATCGTCAGTTCCTGCTCCGTTCCCGGGACATAATAGCCGTCGTCACCGACGGAACCCACGGCCCGGCGCAAAATCTTGACAGGTTTGCGGAATCCCATCGTGGTATCATCCTCTCTTGATGCGAAAATCAACACTGTTCCGCAGGCGGCCGGTGTCGATGAGCGGGCGGCTGGATTTTTTCCGAGCGATCGTCGCCGGAGAGTTGGGGGCAAAATCGCCGCGCGTGAAGATAGCCTGAATATCCCCCTTGGCCTGAGTTCCGAGCAGTTCGAGTGCCTGCTCAGCGGACATGCCGTTAAGAATGAACGTGACAAGCCGTTCCGCCGTGTCGCCCCATTTATCCATATTGGCGTCGGCCGCCTGATGCATGAACGGCCGGGCCGGAATATGAATCGTCGTCTTATTGGGGCTCAAATGAATGCCGATGGTGTGCAGATACCCCCGCATCCGCGGTGTGACTGTGATGTCGACACCGTACTCATTCCAATAGGCCACATCGGCCACCTTGGTCTTGCCGTCCTTTTCGGTTCCAGCGTTGGCAAATACGCCGGCTTCTACGCTCTTCCCGTCCAGCTGTTCCAGATCGCCGATGATCTCTTTGTACCCCAGGTCAATGTCAATGACTTTTGTCATGCTTCATCACCCCATCCGCGTCATAACCGGCACGATGCACATGCTGCGAAGCGTTAGAAATTGCAGACCATATACAGTCTTTTTGAGCAGGGAATCCATATCGTCGCCCGAAGAAGCCGACGCCATTCCGCCATAGGAGCGTTGCAAATCTCCCTCCCGTTCCGAGACAAGGGCGCCGGACGTCAGCGACGTCGCAGCGCCGGCGTTTTCGTCGCTGGCAATCATGGTCTGTAGTGTAAACTGATGGGCCGCCAACAATGCGACGGCCCGATCGTACATCTTGCCAAACCGTTTTTTACTCAGGATGTCGCCGACAAGATCCAGCATTCCCTGTACCTCATCATCGGAAATCTGCTGAAATTCCGGGGCGATTTTTCGGAACATCTCAAGCTGCGTCATGACTACTCATCCGCCTCAGCGGTCTTGATGAGCTCGAGAATGTCGGCTTTTTTCAGACCGTCGGGAATAGCAATGCCCTTCTGAGCCGCATACTCTCTGAGATGCGTTACGGTCATATCTTCCAAAGCCTGTTTAGCGGCCTGCGCTTCTTCCTCGCTGATAATTTGAATATCCCCTTTGTCAATCAAAGACTTAATACGGGGGTACATTTTCAAGAATGCCGTTTTGTCCTCGTTGACTTCCTGCGGTACTTCTGGTACAAGCCGATACTCACCGGCGAAGATGACGCGGGCCGTTTTATTCATAAGAATCATCATGATAGTGTCCTCCTTTCCTTAGCAGCCTTCGGCTTTGACGAAGGCAAACGGCATCGTTACAGTAACGCCGGCCGTAGAAGCAACGCAGTTAATGACGTATTCCAAATTGCGGTATTCGACGGGCAGCTGGTCGAAGCGAATCGGAATTTCGAACTTGATATACGTCGGGTCGAAATATCCGGCTATCATGACGTCTTTCCCACTTTCTCCCGCACCTTTCAGCTCACCGACGCGCATGATACGGGTAATTTCCGGATGAGCCTGTCGGAAGAAATTAAGGTACGTCGTTTCGGTGTAGCTCAGGCGCGTTGTGGCCAGATACGAGTATACGGACGGCGGAAGCAGCAGCGTATTTGCCTGTTCGACGTCGTTCGTCGCTTCCGGGATAGATTCGATAAAATCGTTCAAGTCGCGGAAGACCTGTTCTTCGGTCTTATCCTTCAATTTCGTAGAGCTGGAATCGCCACCGTCGGCCGGAAGGGTAAATTCCGAAATATTCGGGTTGTCCAAAAAGCCGATGATCTTATGTGCGGCGTCACCGTGCCATGCGATAGAATTCAGCTTGTAATCTACGGCGTATCTGGCAATCCGGCCTCTTTCAGCGGACAAGCTGATTCCGGCAAACTGCGCGTTCTGTACTTCGCGGTAATTGTAACCGTATGCGTCGCCAAGCATTTTGACCGTAACGGCTGATTCCTTAGCGCGCAGGTCGACGCGCGGGAGATCGTCCGCCCAGTTGCTGATGATTTCAGCCACGCCGACACTGTCATAGACACGCTGCAATGCCGTTTCTGCACCGACGGGAATATCCGTCGTAACAGGAAATACATCAAAGGAATTCAGCGCGGCTTTCTTGACACGCAAGACCTGCGCGCGAATATGCGTAAGTTGCCGGGCCAGAAAGACGCTACCGTCAGCATCGAAGTTGCCCGTATGTACGATGGCGTTATAATCACGGTCATCATAACGAATGTTGTTGTCATTAGGCATGTTGGTATCCTCCTGTAAAAAAAATTAAGCGCCTGCCGTGTATGTCCCGGTAATAGGCGCTGTCGTCGTATTGTCGGACATCGTAGCCGTGCCCGAGATCGTCGTTCCTGTAATATTGAGTTCGATCGTTTTGATAGTCAGGCCGTCCTTTCCGGCAGCCCCAGGCGAGCCCGTGGCCCCCGTCGGCCCCTGCGGGCCTTGATCGCCGGTATCGCCCTTGTCACCTTTTGCCCCGTCGGTTCCGTCGGCCCCTGCGGGCCCTTGCGCTCCCGTAGCGCCCTTCAAGTTCTTAAAGGCAAAGGAAAATGTCCGGGCCTGCGCCGTGCCGCCCATCTTAACCTCTACGGTCGGCGTTCCGACGTTGGCGTCCACCGTTGCCGTCACTTCGGTAATGGTGGCGGCAGCTCCCGCCGATCCGGTTGCACCGGTGTCCCCCTTCGGGCCTTCTGGTCCTTGTGGCCCCTGCGGTCCGGTTTCTCCTTGCGGCCCCGGCGTCAATTCAATGTTTTTGATTCCGCCTTCAATATGATTCATGTCGGCAGCGGTGATTGTGTTGCCAGTTTCCCATTTCTTCGGTTCGTATGCCATGCGTTAACACCCCCATTTCATCCTACTATCGCCGAACCAACGACGGCTGTGCCGACGATATTGTTGGTATCCGGCGTTACTCCCCCGCCGTCACGGTAATGGCGGCAGCGTTGCGAATACGGACGCGCACGACGTCATTTGCTTCGCCGGACGTCAGGAACATGTTGCCCGACGGCGTCGTTTCCGTACCTTTGACAAATCCCTTCGTAGTGTCATAGGCTACGGGGTCGCCTGCGGCCACATCGCCGCCAGCTGTTACCCATACGTCGCCGCTGGTCAGAATCGACAGGGAATAGCCGTCCGGGAAGTATGCTTCCGTATCGCTTGCGGGCGGCTCTTTGTGGATGTGAAGGGCAATGCCAATCGGTTTTTCCGATGCGGCGGCCTTCTTGGCCTGATGTTCCGGGTCTGTGCCACGGACTACGGGCTCGCCGGGATTGACGCCGCCTTCGCAAGCGAACGAATCGACGACGTCAGCCGTCGTATTGGCCTTCATGCCGGGGAATCCCGGCGCCATGCCCTGCTGATACCACGTAAAGGGTTTCTGTTGTGCCATGATAAATTACCTCCTGTCCTGTCCTTTCCTATACCGGTTTGCTCCATGCGTTCGCTTCGTCTTTGCGGAGCTTGGCCATGGCAGCATTGACATCGTATTCGTCTTCATGGTCATCTTTCTGCTTATTCTGGCTACTATCCCCATGAAGAACCGTCTGTCTCTGCCGGGCCATGCCGTCCTGCCGTCTCTGCTGGCTCTGCTTGGCCATGTCAAACATTGCATCGATGTAGTCGTCGCTCTTGCCATCCATATTGACGGAATCGCCGTGAACTGCCTTGATGACGGCCTTTTTGATGTCGGCGTTGCTCATCGTATCGGCCTTGTCGATGTTGTGATTCTTGGCGACCTCCAGCATGTCGACGCGTTCTTTCACAGCGGCGGCAAACTCCCTGTCTTTCTGCTCCATAGCGTCTTTGTGTTCTTTCTTTTCTTTGTCCAAATCGCTGATGGCCGCATCATACTTGGCCTGAAGCTTATCCATTTCGGTTTTCGAATCATTTCGTTCCTGCAACAGCTTTTCAATGTATACTTTGACTTCCGGGGCGGCGTCATACTCAATGCCGCTGTCGGTTCTTACTTTTGTCATGTTCATCTGGATGTCTCCTCCTTCGTCTTCTTCGTCGATTTGGTCGCCGTCCATGTTAAGCCGGGCTACGCCGGCCCTGCCTTTAGCTACGACGGCGACGTGATTGTAGCGGATATTGCGCTGCACAGCATCGTAATGCTGGCCGTCGGGCGTCGTACCGGGCGTCTCGTCAAGGTCGAGCTTGTAGCCGCAGGACAACTCCCGGGCATTCGTCGGCAGATTGTAGATGACCATGTCGGCCACGATGTTATTGCCATCCTGCCTGCCGGCCGACAACACGGAGCCGATCGGCTGCACAGCAGACGCATTGGTAGCACTAACCATGGCTTTATGGCCAACGGTTACAGGTTTGCCCAATAAACTGGCCAGGCTGTCAGCATTAAATGCCTCTTCCGGCGGTCGGTATTCTATCCGCTTCGTGCCATCGTGGTTGTAGTATGTCATGAGGCCCGTACGGCCAATAACCGGCGTATCACGGATAAAGCCTTCGTCGGTCTTCGTCGCCTTTAGTTCAAATCTGTCATACCTTAGCACCTGTTCTCACCCCCTTTCATGGCATAAAAAAAGAGCAATATGAATTTTCTTCACATTGCTCAAATGCGGTATTGAATTATTCGTCGTTTCCGAGAACCTCATCCATATACTGGAAGGTTTCCTCTATCGTAGAAATTCGTATCGTATCGCCTTGTACCAGCGCCACGAAGGGAAGGCCGATGCAGCTATCCGGCTCGTCTTTGCTGTAAATCAAGGTGTACACGTCGTACCCCCGCCATTTACAGCTGAATTCTACGTCTTCATAGCCCTGTTCTTTCGCAAATTCAAGAATCTTATGTAGCGTCATTTCGTTTCACCATCCTCCGCAGCCTTCATGATTTCGTTGACTACTTTTAGGTTAAACTCTTTATCGTCCACACGCAAGAGCTCAGGCCCCCACCATTCCCCGGCGCTGCGCCAGCGAACGCGGCCAAACCACCATGCAAGGCCGTCATCTTTTGCGGTCTTACCTGCCCGGGTATTGGTTACGGTCGTTTTGGTATATTTCCATGCCGTTTGCGGATCATATATTTCAAGCTCCCCGGCAGCGTTCCGGCTTATCGAAACGATATGTCCGCCGCCGCGCTTCCAAAAGACCTGTAAGGTATACCGCTGACCGCTTTGAATAGTCTTTTCCAGCCAGGCGATATATGACTTGCCGGTTTTGCTGTTTGGATGCGGAATAAAGGAAGGAATTTCTTTCGTTTTCGGGTCAATCCATGCCAGACGGGTATTGCAAGACAGCTGAAATAACATGGAGCCGATTGTATTCGGCATTGTTTCCACGTTATACCCCCGCAGCCGCGCCTCATAGGTGACGACGCAGCTTTGGCAGTTGATGCGGTACCGCTGACTTTCTTCGAAATGCGGGTTCGGTCGCCCAAAATTAGCTTCATCCGGGGTCATTGGCTCGCCCCGTGATACTCCGGCCAACTGTTCCGGGAACATGGCGCTGACCTCTGCGGCCGTCGTTGCTGCTGCGGCCGCTGCCGCCGGGGCCGGTTTTGGTGCCGGGGCTTTCGGCCAGTCTACGTATTTAAATGTGCCATCTTTTAGCCGAACAGGTATCTCATCCAAATTGATGACCGGCAGGGCCACGCACCGGCACCGTATAGGATAGCCTGGGTGCCCGTCTGGCGGCGGGTTTGACCATTTGTATATCTTTCCTTGCCGCGGGCGGTGTGAAGGGCGTACACGTCTATCTAGAGCCGTTTCCCATTGATATTCGGAAATACCCGCATGTTCCTGCCGGTACTGCGTCAGTCTGCCGTTGAGTTTCCCTACTTGGTCGACGCCGATCAGCGTCGCACGGTTCACTTCTACGCCGGCAATATCCCGAATATCTTTGATGAGGTACTTTGTCAGATCGCCCATGCTTACGTTAGCAATGATACGTTCCATCATTTTATCCTCAATGCGGCGCATGGTATCAGCATCAATGCTCTTGATGAGGGCTAAATTCTGACGCACCCATACCATTTTCAAGGTTGAGATGTCATCGTCAAGCGTAGCGTCCGTACGATACCGGCCCGCGCTGTCGGCGTGCGATATTTGCGATATTGGAACCCGCAGCGGAAACCCGAACAGGCTTTTCGTCAGAGCGTTGAATTCGCCGGCGTTATAGCGGTTCACGGCGTCGAACATGTTGTTCATGGCCCGCGTGAGGTCGTCAGCGCTTTCCATATCCCGCTCGATACGGTCGAGAAGTACGGAAATCTGCGCGCTGACGCTTTCCATTAGGCTGTCGTCGTCCATTCTGACGGCGTACTGAGCCACGACGTCGATGATTTCCTGCCGGTGTTCGTCAATGACGGCAAATTTGCGCTTGACGTAGGCAACAAGCTGCTTAGCATACTGCCGTTCTAAGCTCATGGGATAGCGCCATTTCCGTTTCGCTACGACTTTCATTATTCGTCATTCCCTTCTGCATTGGGCTGCGGCTGTCCCGGTTCAAGGCCCAGCCGGGAATTTTGAATTGTATCATCAAGGCTGCGGTCGAGCTCATACTCGCCGTTCTTTTCCAGCGTATTGCGCATTTCCGAACCATCCAGCGCGTTCATGTCGTAGTAAGTCTTGGCCGTTATAGCTTCGCGCTCTTTGGTCTGGGCCTTCACGTATTCCGTATCGGCCTGTTCCTTTTCGGTCGGCTGCCAGAGCGGGTTAAACTCGAGCGTATACTTGTCCGGCAAATGAAGGCCGTAGTCGCTGCACTGCCCCAGCAAATCAATAAGGCGTGACAGCTGTGGCTTGAGCGTTCGTTTTTGGATGCGGCGAACCATATTGTAATAGTTCTCGAAATCCGCCTTCCCGGTACTATTAAGCCCTCCGGGAGAAACTCCAAATAATACGGTAACAGGAATTTCTGTAACTGCCGAAATGGCCGTTTGAAAGCGGTCGATAATATCCGTTACGCCATTGATTGTCATGTTCTCCAGACGATAGTCGTCTTCATTGTCTAGTGCAATGGTATTCATCATGTGCCGGGCCATGTCGATCAACTGCAAGCGTTTCATTACCTGCTGTTCGCCGTCGTCCGTCGCCAGCTTTCCGGCCAGCCCATTGAGTTTCATGACGCCCTGCGATAATCGGGATAAGGCCATGAGGGCCAATGATAAGGCGCTGTCATAGCGCATAATGTCGTTAAACATTTTTTCGTATACTTTCGCGCCCCAGTCATTCCGGTTCCGCCGCTGCTCTCTGGGGAGTACACCACCACGAAACATAAGCAAGCGGCTTTCATGAACAGTGAAGCGTCCTCCGTAGTAACCGGTCACGTTGTAAAATTCCGGCTGCCCGTATAACTGGTCGCGCGGGTCGCTGTACAGCATGGCGTCGCTGGTCGTAATGTCCGGCGCCTCGATGACGACAAGCCGTTCGATGCTTCGCAAGCCCGCTTCATTCAGCGGCTCGCTTAGCTCAGCCGTTCCGTCGTCAGCCATTATCAAAACCGCACTGCCGCCGTACAGGCGATCCCAGGAAAGAGCTTCCGAAAATCGCTGTTCCCATTCTAAGTCCTCCATAACGGACAACACCGCTTTTGTCTGCTCTTCCATTTCTTCATCGCCGTTTTTCAGCGTGAACCCTTCCTTTACGGCTTCGTCAGCCGGAGCCGTAATGATTTTTTTGGCAATGCCATTATACGTGAACATGTAGGCACATTCTTTGTCTGTCATCATTCGCGAAGGCGTGTATATGTAATTTGAAAATGGGTCGCGGCCATGCATACCGTGCCCAATGAAGGCGTTGAAAAAGCCATCAAACCGCGCTGCCATTCTTTTTATCCTCCTTTCAGGCAATAAAAAAGAGCAATATGAGAAATCCTCACATTGCTCTGATGATTATATACTTACTTCATCCCCGGTATATTCCCGTACTTTGACCATGCCGGCGTAGCCTTTTCAAAATAGTTCGGCGCTTCTTCGCTAAATACCCCGAACATGGTTTCCAACTGCTGTTCCGACGGTATCGGCGCATTGAATAATCTATGCATGTTTCGGACGACCGTGCCGTCCGTCAGTACGATATAGTCAATGAACCCCAGATTAAAGCCTAACCGAGCCCCGACTTCCTTCATCGTTCGCCACCTGCCTTCGCCAGTTTTGCGCCTTCCAGAAACTTATTGATAAAGTATATCTGGCCTTTACCAGTGACTTTCGGCGTCTTGCTGATAGACGTGTGTCCGTCCGAATGGCTGACAACCGTTTCCTTCACCTCGAATAAGCCCATTTCCATGGCCCGCTGTGTCGGCATATTGTAGTCCGTCCCTTTGCGGCGAATCAGATAGCCTTTTTCCCTCAGCCATTGGAATAACCGATTCTGCCCCATAGGTACGCCGTTTTACTGCAACAGCTTTGCCAGCTCACCGATGAGTATACTCGTATGGCTTACGCTGACCGAATCGGCGAATAATACTTTCGGCTTATCCTGCTCGATTTGCTGTTCATGAGCCATGCGTTTAGCCCGTTCTTCTTTCAGTTCCGTTGCCAGCTTAATGATGGTGTCGGGATTGAGAAGCACATCTTCAATTTTCTCCGGAGTTAAATAGCCGCCGTGCTTACGAATCGTAGGCAGCACTTCGGACGTTACCCAACGCTTGAACTTCTTCGCCGTCGGCAATTTGGAAGACAGAACCAAGCTATACAAGCCGCTTTCATTGATGACTGCCGTCTTGGCCTTATAGTTAGAACCTGATTGTTGAATTAACAATGAGGTTTTGTCTTCGCTGTCTACATGGTCATATACAGCTCTAGCTGGGTCGGCATATTTTAGTATTACAGCAACATCCTTCCCAACAAACCACGGTTCATTATTAACCAACAATGTCCGCACCGTACCGAACTCCTGATTTTCGAAAACCTGCAACGTGTTTTCCATGTTTGTAACCTGCCTTTCCTGAAATTTGCACATAATTCTGCAAAATAAGCAACGCAAATTCATTTACTTTTCGGTAAAAGTAGGCTACAATAAAGCTGTGTTTAGGGTCTTTATTGTAGCCCTTTGGCCGTCTGCTTCTGCAAAAGCAGACGGCTTTTTACTTTGCCGGAACGAAGATTTCCGATTCTGGAATATCCTTCATCAGTTCCGGATACCGCTTTTTTAAGTCATTGTAAATCAATTCGCCGATGTAAATAGCGGCGGTTGTGCGGTTTGCTGTCGCATGGTATCTCATAACGGCGCCCAAACTGCACCCTAATCGTAAATTGGGCCTTACAATACTCTGCGTTTGTCTCATATGTATCACCTCCTTAAATATTATTATATACAAAATCCTCTAAACTGTAAATACACAATTTTCTATATCCTTTCTTTGCTAGAAATTGATGTTTTGTATATAATTTGTATAGGTGGTGATTGTAATGAAATTCGGTGAAAAATTAAAATCTCTTCGAGAACAAAATAACTTAACCCAAGCCGCCGTAGCAAAAGCACTTGGAGTTACGCAACGCACCATAAGTTATTACGAAACAAATAATGTAATACCCAATGACCCAAGCGCATTGAATAAGTTGGCAACTTTATTTGGAGTTACCCTTGATGAATTACTCTTGAAAAATGATGGTCCAAAATCAAAGATTCATGCATTGATTGAAAAATTGATTGCCGATACCGAAAATAAACTTCTCACTTGGCAAATCTTTGAAACAGTTTCAAACAATTGGAGTAAGGATGCGCCTTTTAATAAATTTGACCCAATCCTCTTTCCTCAATACAAAGAATATACATTTCTTTCTAGTGAGTCTTATTTTGCTGAATATGATACTGGCGGTTATTTAATAGAAAAGTTAGTATCTCCTAGCGAAGAAATTGATATTGCAGCATTTATTTTCTTTAATGATACTTTTTCCTATTTAGCTAATAAAGATTCTGTAAAAAAGATTGAAGATTTATACCTTTTGCTTTCTAATATAACGCCTGGCATTTCATCTTTTATAGATCAATATTTAAATGATGATCTAAGCCAAAAAAATTCATCGGAATCTTCAGAACAATTTGGCAATGAATATGAAGACATTCCCTTTTAAGCAAGAGCTGCCGCACGTTAAAAGTGCGACAGCTCTTTTTTATGATGTTAATGCCGACCAGTCAGACGTCAACGCTACGGCGTTAAACGCATCGCTTGCCGCATCCACTTGGTCATCATGCAGGGCTACGGGAAAGCCTTCCATTTCGTTCAAAAATTCTTTATTCCAGTCCCCTTCAAGCAGCAAGACATTTCCCTGCTGCCATTGGGCGGCCAGCGGCTCGGCCCGAGTTTCTTTATCGCCGCTTACTGGATGAGTAACAATAGAGTACCCCGCCAGCTCGCGAACGTAGCTTAAAGCCTGCTCTTTCCCAGCCTGCCCGGGGTCTTGCGGTATATAAATCTTGTCATTATGGTACAGGCCGCGGTCGATAATGGCAGTCGTCTTGATGAGCTTGCGAACACTCGACGCATTCGCAGCCCGGCGAATGACATCAAGAAAAATAAATTGTCCGCTCCGCAGCCGTGCGCACAAGGCCCCTGCCGTGCGGTCAGGGTCTTTGTGTTCCGGCGTAATTTCCGTTGCGGCCAAGTCCCACGCCCTAGCGATTGAAACAATCTTGTCTGGTATCGACTTGACAATCTGTACCTGTGAAGCCTTGAAGAACATGCCCCCAGTCGGGCGGATCTTCCAGTTTCCCCGCAATAATCGTTCTTTTTCGACCTCCGGCAAGGCATTCAAGCTTGCCAAATATTCCGGGTTTGCTTTCAATAAGATTTTATTGTCATAGATTGAGGACGAGATGAAGGAAACGCTTTTCACGGCGTCTTTGCCGTATGTTCCTTCCAGTTCTTCCCGGCTGCTGGACCAAGTAATTTCGCCGCTCGTTCGGACAAAATAACGAAGTGTCCCGGAGCGTTCCGGGATAGCATAGCCGGTACTCTGGTCAATCCACCATGAAATGAAGTCAGCAACCCAACTATCGGCATCAGGATTGCATGTCGCCCGGATATAAGGCCGCACGCCGCAAGTCGAACGGTTACGGGATAGCATGTAAAAGAACTGCGATTCGGTGAAATGCGTCAATTCGTCATAGCAATTTTTGTTTACTAACCCACTTTCGGTGATATAATAATTGCATCCAGATATCATGATATTTCGGACCAACCTTTTACCGCAGGGGGTAACATTGCATGAAGTTAAAGAACACGGCTCTTCCGAGTGAATTACTTTGCCCGTATACGGGTGGAAATATCGTAACTTATGGACATTACGTTTATGAACTGTGTCCAAAACATCCCATGGCGAATCCATGGGGCTATGTACCACAACACCGTTTAATTGTAGAGAGAGCTCTTGGCCGTTTTTTACAATCTTCGGAGTTAATTCATCACAAGAATGGAAACAAGACAGATAATCGTCTTGATAACCTTCAAGTAGTTTCTCGTGCGGAACATCAGGCCATTCATCAACAACTGAAAAGATTGAAAAGTCACGACAATATGCAATACCCGGTTGTGAAAGAACTTCTCGAAAATCATGGGATAAAATATACTGCCAAACATTTCGGCGTTGTTGTAGAGACATTGCGCCGACACTTTCCGGAATTAACAAAGAATTATGTGCGCCGTTCTCCCACACAAATAGATGATCCGGCGGCCATTGAAACTGTAAAACTTTATGCCCCAGACAACCGCTTTGGATTACGGGAAGTTGCCAAATTGACGGGCATCTCTGCACGAACGATACGCCGGATTTGTGATAAAAACGGAATCTCTTGGGTAAAAAAATCAAAAGTGGGCGAATGCCATTCGACCTATGATAAACGGACAGCGCAGGAATTAATTGACTCGAATCCTTCTCTTGCAACAAAAATCTTAGAATATGCATTATCCACTGATAAATCAATGGGAGATTTGTGTCGTGATTATCCGCAATTAAACTATGTTTATATACAAAAAATTTTGTCTTATTATGGTGAAAAATGGGTTGCAAAAGAAGGTTATCAAAAGACTGCCACCCAGAAATAGTTAAGAACTCATGATTGCTTGATTGTATCTGAGTTTTTCCATTCTGTAATTCGACCCTTACGCATTTTCTTTCTTCTATTGGACCTACTGCTTCTACTTGTTCCGAACCTTCCAGTGTTTTTACTTTATCGCCGATTTTTATGTCGGCGATTTTTTTATACGTTCCATCGGCCATTAAAACTTTCGTATTTATTTCACAACATATTAGCGGTATCTGCGAACCCTGCCAGCTGTGAACATCCTTTTCGTATTGCAAGTGCCGGAAGCTTATTTTTGCCCCGCTCGGGAATATGGCCGTTGGCGCAGGAACCCGTTTAAAATACGCTCCCAGTGGAACATATATCCCCAGCGCCGTATCAAATAAGCCGCCTTCAGCCATAATCTGCGTAGACTGACGACGGAAAATAACAGCCCCGAAATTCGGATTCCCGACATGCCGCAGGCATTCAAGCAACAAGGCATACGATTTCCCACCGCCCGCAGACTAAGAGCCGCCATATATTGCAATGTCGGCCGGGCAGGCAAGGAATAATTCTTGCGGTCCTGGCTGTGGTCGTAATATTGGCAAGTTAATCACCCCCAGTTACATAGAAAAATCGGTAGCCCTTTGCAAAAGGAATATTTCTTGAGGGCCTGGCTGCGGCCTAAGTATCGTCATCTCTATCGCCCCGCTTGTTGTCCGGTAAATAGATTTGTACATGAACCTGTTCTTCCGTTTCGATGGGCTGCCCTACGATGCCGCCGACCTCGACGCGATCCATGTCCTTTTGCCCCAGCCATTGCTTGCCTAAGAAGATAGCCATGGCCGCGTTCTTTTGTGCCAGCCGGAACTGGGCACGGCGCAAGGCAATTTTCCCATTCCGCCGCTTTTCCGCGAAAACTTGGGAGAAACCGGCCCCATACGTTCGTCTGCACCACCGTTGCAATGTTTTGGGTGTCGTTCCAAAGAATGAACAAATTTCTTCCTGCGTGCATTGAAGCCCGCACAGCTTTTCAAATTCATTTTTATCAATTTCCGTCAACGGTCTGCCTGTTTTTGCTGCCATGCCGATTCCTCCTTTCTGTGTAATTCAGGCAATAAAAAAAGCCCATCGTATCGATGAGCTGATAACTATTAAATTTGGCGGATGGTGCAGGATTCGAACCTGCGTTACGGGGCGCCGCCCAGCGTAAGTCAATTTAGCAAACTGATGCCTTAAGCCTCTCGGCCAACCATCCAAATTTCTACGCTCTTAGTATAGCACAAGTTTTGCGTCGCGTCCTGCCGAAAAGTGATACAAAAACGTACAAATCTGTCGAAAAACGACACGAAAACGTACAAATCTGCCGATTTCTGTCGAAAATCGCCGCTCATCCGTAGTTATTCACAAATTACCCACAATTCAATACTAAAATGCGTTTTTACTACTGCCTAAATGTCCGCTTCCAAAAATACGAGCTCCGTTTGTACCGGCATAGCCTTAGGGCCAAACATCATACTCGCCAGCGTTTCGATAATCTTCGGCAGCCGACGGCGGCAATAGCCTTCGCTCACGGCGTTGTCGCTTGCAATCATTCGCCACGATTCATTATAAATCATACGCCGTGTCACAATATCCCTATCGGTATCGTTCAACGCCTCCAGCGACCGGCTCAAACGATTTAGGACGGGTTCTATCTTTGCGATGTCCTTCCTGAGTCGCTGAATTTTCGCCTCGATTTCTTCCTTCTTCATGTATTCCCGTTCTTCTTGGCTCATAGCTTCACCGCCGCCTCCTCCGCCGGAAGGGGATAATACGGGAACCTTGGGCGCGGCCGTCATTGCGAGCTGCTGTTCGTAGTCGGCAATATCCGCCTTGACATTTTCGACGTAGGTCTTGAATCGGTTATATCGCGCCAAATATTGCCGGACGACGACCGTATAATCATTGTGATGCATTGCTATCCCCTCCGTATGTTTCAAATCAACATCTGTTTCCCTGGCTAATGGTGAGATTCGATAAAATGCTTTAGTTCATCCCCATTCGTGAGTACCGGAATTCTTTCCGTTATGGCCGTTTTGCGCTCTTCGGTGCATCCTCGGCTATATTGATATGCCCCGGCCATATACACGGCGTCACAGGCGCAAAGAAGGCACTTGCACTGCTCCAATATCTGTTCATAGCTGAGTGCGGCATATTCGGCGTGCCGCATGGCATCCAGCGGATTGATGAATAATGTGTCTGGGTACTTCATTGTCAGTGCCCAGGCGATGTTATTCGCCCGCCGGCGGTTTTCTTTCTCATTCCCTGAAAATGGGTGGGAAATATAAATTCTGAGCATGTTATGATATGGTTTCATGTTTCTTTCCAACGTCCTTTCCCTTTATGATTCCGCCGCAGAGCTTCCCGGAAGGCTTCTTCAGCAGTCTTCCGCCGCTGACTGTGGCAAATTTGTTCGTTGTTGCACTTCTTCACGCGTTGGCCAAACTCATCATACATCCAGTGCCATTCGTAAGCGTCCAAAAGCCGCCCGCAAAATGCGCAGCGGCTCCGGGCGCTTTTTTGATAGTGTCGGCCCTGATCTGTATTCTCTTGTGTCGGCTTCGTCCATGAAGGAAATGTCTTCGGCCTACGCCGGCGGTTCTTCCTCATCGTCCAGCCATTCCTTCGGCGGCTTCGGGATGGGTGCCCAGCAAATTATGTCCTCCACTCCAATTTCTTCCGCTGCCGGCCAAACAATCCAAAATATATCTTCCGGGTCATCATCAGCGTATAAATAGGCTATGTGATACGCGCCATCATAAATCAGTACGTCGTATGAACAGCTATTTCCGAATTCATCATGATTTTTTAGTTCCGGCAATTCATCTTGCGGTCTAATCCATTTCATCACTTATCTCCTCCACTTCAATTTCAATCCGCGGCCGGTCGCTGTAAAACTTTCCGGCCTCAATATGTACTATACAGCTGTCATCCTTGACAACGAAGCCGTTCAATGCATCGAGAACGCCCTTGACGTAGTTATCCGTATCGGGCCTGCTCGTCGGCCGAAGGATATTCCCCAGGGCAGCCTCTTTCTTTTTCTTGCTCCATGACTGGGGTATGCTCCGGAAGATGTGGAGCTTTAACCGGCTGGCCGATTCTATCGCCGTAAATCCTCTATAAAATAACGGCTGTGCCTCCAGCTGGATCAGCTGCTTGTAGTTTCTCGACTTCTTCGGGTCAATGGCCTGCACATGACCGTTGATGGTCGAAAAGCGGGGCCGCCCCTGCGGGACGGGCTCGCCGAAGACCGTCATTTTGACGATGGTTTTGCCGTTGACCTGCTCCCATATAGCACTCATTTTTCTTTACCCCTCCATTGCTCAATCGGTTTCATTGGTTTCGTCCTCCTCATTTAAACTCATCCCATATCTATTGAGCATCTCCTCTATGTACCATGGGGCCTCTGGCAAATCCATCCAAGCAACAACGTCTTTCATCGAAAACTCCGTCGTTTCCGTCGTCCATATTTGGGAATCATAGTAAGTTGCTAAATATATTCCGCAAAAATTGCTATCCCATCTTGGGTATTCTTCTTCTGGATCCACAATATGGCGCACGATAATAATAACTTCCCGGCTGATTCCATCTTTATTTGTTTTCGGGAGTTCCCCCGGAAGCAAATGCCACCCTCTTATTTTCTTCTTAGTCTTCTCGGATGAGGGGTAAACAAACACCGGACAGCTGTATCTCGGATTACTATGCACTTTTAAGCGTGTTGTTTGGCCTAATGGGCATTCGCGACAATCCGCTCCAGCATGACAAAATGTCGATAGCGCTTTAAGATGCATTTCCATTTGCTCGTATGGATCAACTCGCATCATTTTGAATGGATTTATCGGTTCTGTTAACTTCATTGCTTCATCCCTCCCCGTTGTGTTGCTATATACTCGCCGTAACTCATCCCGGCAGCCCGCGCAGCCGCTTCCAGCTCGCCAAGGCGGCTCATCTGCCCCGGCTTTCGCCGTTTGACGGGCTCTTTCTTTGTCCTCGTACTGTACCGCGGAGCCATTAGATCCTCCCTCTTGATTCTGGCATTTTGCTGGTATAAGGTTGTCAGCAGCTTGTAACACTCTCCGTCACAGCTCGCTTTCTTTAGTCCGGCGCCGCGGGTTCGCTTCGGCAGCGGAGCTCCGCAAATGACGCAATGCGTTTTGATGGGGTATCCTGCCTTTGCCCACTCGTCTAAAAACTTGAAATACTTGTCCCTGCACGTATTGCAGTATTTTTGAGCGTACGACGATCCGTAGACCTCGAAGCCGTTCCCGCAAATCGCACAGGTCTTTTTCCAAAGTTTGCCCATTGTAATTCTCTCCCTTCATTTTGCGGATACCCGCAAGATGTTCAAAATAGCTCTGTCTGGCCTGATAGACTGAATTTTCTTGAAAGCTTCGTCACTACTTTTTGTCCCCATGCTTCCACACGCTGGCGCCTTATCTCAAACATTTCCCCGTCCTTGCACATATAGTTGTTTTCCACTTTCGGCGGGGTCTGGTTGTAGTATTCTTCCGGCACAGGCTCATTCAGCGTTTCGCATATTTCCAGCAACTGGCGTTTATAGGAAATGATATGGTTCCGCACAAGATTCATGTTTATGCCGTCCGCATAAAACGGATCATTGCAGCCATGAGCTCTGATATATTCCCAGCGCTCAAATTCGAGCATCATCCGTTTAATGATGTTTCTTTTTTCTTGAAGCAACTTTTTTTGTTCTCTCTCATTCATAACTATTTGTACACCTTCCCTGTCCTGATGTTCTTCAGGATGATACGTTCCACCAGTTCAAACCCCGCCGCTGCGAAGGCCATTTTTGCAATACGAAGGGCGTCGTCCATTCGCTGGGCGTCCGCCGCGTCGGCCTCGGCCTGCAATTTCTTTATAGCGCCGTACGGCGTCGGGTCTTTATAGTGCTCATGATTTCTCTTGTTCATGGAGCGTTCCCCCCTGTCAGCCGGGGCGGCGGGGTACCGCCCGGCTGGTTCATGTTCATTTTTTCTTTCAGCATCCGCACGGCCCCGGCAATTTTCTTCTGGTTTCCGCCCTGTATAATGGCCTGTCGAAAGTTCTTTTTCTCGGCCCGGCGGGCTAAATTCTGTTCATAGGCCCGACGGAATTGGGCCCGCAGGATCGGCGTATCTTCGACGGGCGTCATGCAGATCTCCTGCCATCCTAAGCTGTCGACGGTTTCCATGAGCGCCTCGCTGTCAAACTCCGGCCGGGCATAGTAGCCGACGCTATGTATGGCCCGCTGCACCTGTCCCCATGCCTCGTCAGCGTCCAGCTCTGCCGTACCGCAGGCCAGCCCTTCCAATGCGGCCGCTGCGCTGCGTATTTCTGCGATGGTCGGCAAGAATTTAGAGGTATGAATGAGCTTGCGGACGGCCGTTTCCAAGATAGCCGGGTCGATGTCGCGTAACATTTCTACATAAAAATCAAGCTGATTCTCGCTCAAATCCCTGGTATAGGCCAATTGCAAGAAGGCCAATGCCTTCAAGGTCTTAATCTCCGTCATGGTCTTCTTCCTCGTCATATTCTTGCGCCTCCTGTTCGTATCGTGCCATTAAATTCTGTACGGCAGAAATAGCCTGCTGCTTTCCATTGGATGTTTTGGGATAGCGTTCTTGTCTCTGCCCCATTCTGGTCTTGCGATTGCGTTCCCACGTCCGTACGCAGGCTTTCCAGTCTTTCATTTTGTTTTTGCCGACAAACCATCCTTTGCTTTCGTAAAAATCGCAAAATTCTTCTGCATCAATACCGTTGGCTCTTTCCTGACAATATGCCCTGACTTCTTCGACAGTAGGCGGCTTAAATTTTTTGTCCGAGGCTTTGGTCGGGTTCTTCACAACCTCCCCCTCTCTCATACTCTCTCCTGAGTGTGTGTTTATACTACCCAGAATATTCTCTTGTCTATGTCTCTGTCTTAGTCTAGGTATAGTGCCAGGATGCGTGCCACATTGTGTGCCAAATTGTGTGTCTGTCTGGCACGCAATTTCGTTTTTAGGGTCTTGTGTGTCAGATTGTGTGACAGATTGCGTGCCGCATTGTGTGCCTGTCTGGCACGCAAAGGAAACAATTTTATAAGTTGCGGATTGGTTTCCCTTTCGTTGTCGAATAATAATCCGGCCCAATTGTTGCAGTTCGTCCCGAGCTCTTATGACGGATCTTCTACTCAGCCCTGTATCCATTTCCAGCGCGGATATAGCTACATTAAATTCCCGTTTCCAGCCGGTTTTATTGCAATAATGCATCAACGCGAACCATAAGATCCGCGCCGACGCTGAAAGGGTGGGGTTCGTCATCAGCCAATCATGAAACGAGTTGATTTCATCAATGTATCGCATAGGCTGAGCTCCGCTAAATTAATTAAAAACCGCTTTATTTTCTGTAGAGGCGGCCGCGATCCGTTCGCTGCGTGCCGTTTCCGTATGCACGCCGGAAGCCGGAACTATTTCGTCAGCGCCGCCAGAAAGGTCATCGTCTTCCTCAAACAGGCTCATCTGGGCCCGCTTGCCGGTAATATACAAATAAGTTTCATTCAATACGTTCTGGATCTTTTTGACGGTTGCTGCGTTGAAATAGCTACCGCTTTCTCCTTTATTATCCGAAGTCATTTCCGTCAAAATGGGCGTATTAATAGCAATGCAGGTGTTGTACTGCGGTACGTCCAATTTAGCCGTAATGATCGCCCGTAACGCGCCGTCGCTCTTTTGGCGCCGTATCGTTAGCCCATACGGATGGATTCGGTCAATCATTCCCTCAATTTTCGAAAAATCAAGAATATCGAGAACATCGCCAGCTAAATCCGAAAAAGCGCGGACAAACTCCGGTCGCGGTTCTTCTGTATAGGTTGCTTGGTATTCCACAAGGTTGCCATTCACATTCTTGTCAAAATTAATAATCAGCTTTTGTCCTGATTTAGAATATTTTATGCTCTTAATATCGATGCTTTGCATTTCTTCCATCATGATTTATTCCTCCTCTGGATTTGTTTTTTCATCCCAATAGGTTGCCTGCATGTCTGCAAAGTGCAGCAGCAGGGCCAGCGGATACTCTTCAAAGGCAGCGCTCACGGCATTCATACCGGCGTAGCCCTGCGCTCGGGCGTCAGAAAATCCCATATGCCAGTTGATGGCCATGATTTCTTCGTCTGTCAGCTGCATGAACCGCTGGATCAGCATGACCGACTTTTCGCCGTGACCTGCTGGGAATTGATCCTGAATCGTGTAAAAGGGAACCTTTTCCCAGCGGCCCGTTTCGTCATTCTTCCGGTTTCGCATTTCAACACCGTAAAAATTGGCCTTGCACAGGTCATGAAACAGTGACACGATGACAACAGATTCATTAATCCCCGAATAATTGTATGTGCTGCATAACTTATGAAGCCGTTTCCATACATTGATGCTATGCGATATAAGTCCGCCCTCATACGAGCCATGAAAGCGAGTACTGGCAGGGGCCGTATAGAAATCCGTCTCAGTTCTTAGCCATATCATCAAATCCTTAATTCCCTCTCGTGTGATAGACTGTAATGCAATTCCTTCAAAAAGTTCCTTATCTGTCATATAATTCTCTCCTTTTCCCAATACTGCCAGTGCCGGAAGGCTTATTCCTTCCGGCGGCTGGTTATGAATGATTTAAATATTCAGCGAATCCGCCAGAATCTGATCATCCTCACTCATCGGCTGTTCTTGTAATACTTCGCCGGTCGTCATATCGACGGCCGGAGTATCTTTCGCGGATTGATTCTTCGCCGGTTCTGTCGATTCTTGAACGGGTTCGGCTTCGGTATCGATGTAGTCCGTTTCATCCTGCACATCAACCATATCTTTAGCCAATGTCGATTTGATAGTGCCGTCTGTATTCATAGCACGGACAAATTCTGTTTTAAGCGGCGCGTACTTCAGGCACTTCTTTAGTACCGTCTTCTTGGCCATTTCATCAAAATTACGCGACCATGGGCTGTAAGAGCTGCTGAAGCTCTGGCTGTACTTCTTGGCATGCTTCCTGACATCATCAACACTCATGACCTCAAATCCATAGCCGCCGTCTTTGGTGTGAAATACGGCATAATAGGCGACAACGGCTCCGCGGTCTTTCATGGCCGGTTTGTGCCGGAGTTTTGCTTCAAGCCCTAATTCGTATTCAAATTCGTCGTTTTCATACACTTCATGAGCCTGAATATCCTTGACTTGTCCGCTACGATAGGCCAAATCAATCAAACCCTTATAGCCTAATTGAAACTGGCACTCCAGAACCCCCTTATTTTTATACGGAATAAGGTACGCCTGCCCGAGCGGCGTATTTGGCTCTACCCCTAGCTGCGCCGCTTGCATCATAGCAGCAAGAAAGCTTTTCGGTGAGCATTGTACCAATGCTGGTGTCGTGCTCATTGCCGATAAAACCATCCGACTGAACCGCTCGCCGGTCAGCACTGAAGGAAGCGCGGCCTCAATTTGCGGCTTCATTGATAAGATTAAATCCTGCATATTTTTCTTTGGTGACGTTTCCGCACCATTTTTTCTCGTGGCAGCCAGTCCGCCCTTTGTTGTTGCCATGTCTATTCCTCCTTATAAGCCGATCATTTTCGCCAACTCGCGAAAATGATCAGCCCGCCTTCTTATCCGAAAATCTTAGATTCTATTTCCTTGTCAATGTCGTCCTTCTCTTCCGTCGTTACGGTCTTCTTAGGCCGTCCCGCTCGTTTTTTTTGAGAATTTGTTTCAGTGATAACGTTCTCTTTGATGTCTGTCCCAACGACTTCCCGGAACAGCGCCATGATTTCGTCCGGCTCGCCAGACATGTTGATGATAACCTTCATTGTGACCTCCTAAGCCCGGAGCCTACGCGACGGCTTGCCCTGCTTCGTGACTTGCGCATAGATTTCCGGGAAATCCTTTTTCAGCTTTTTACTATCAACAGTAATTCGCCCGTCCTGCCATTTCCAAGTGATTTTCTGATCGCCGATGAAGCCGACTTCATAGTCGCCCATCATGGCGCATAGCTTATTCTCCTGCTCCTGAATGGCAGCCTTAACGTCTTTTTCCTGTTGCTTGAAATTATGAAGGAGCTGTAAAATGTCCGCCGCTTCGCTCGGCAGTTCGATCGGGTCGGATTTATTTCCGGCAAACTGCTTTTCAATGGCCTTTGCCGTCGATTCGCTGCCGTCAATATCCGGCATCACGCCCTCTTTGACATTCTTCAGCCAGAATTCCGCCTCGGCCTCGTACAAGGCCTTGATGTCGTCGTCGTGCCGGGGAACGGCCTTATAGTCGAAGCTGTTGCCGCCGATCAGGACGGCGATGTACCAGACCGGCAGGCCCGTCGTCATCATGTAGTGCTGGCACTGCCAGTAATAGCTATCAGGCAAATTGTCCTCTTTCCAGTCCTTGACCGAAAAAGCGTTCGTGCACTTGCATTCCAGCCCGGCCTTCTCGCCGACGATCAGCCGGTCGACGTTGGCCAACATCCACGGGTCTTTGATATTCTGCATCATGCCCGCCCGGCGAATCTTTTTCCCGGTGAGTTCGGCGAAGCGGTCAGCGACGGGCGCCTCTAAGACCGTGCCCCAGTAGACCGATTCTTTTCCGGATATGTCTTCCGGCTCCGCCTGTCCGGTCTTTTCCAACCAGAGCTGATATTTGCTTTTCCACGGGTTCATGCCCATGATAGCGCCGGCGTCGGAGCCGCCGATCCCAAGGTTCCGCGTCTGCCGCCAGATGTCGCGGTATTTCATCTGTTCAACTGTCATGATTAATTTAGCATTCACGAGAACCACTCCTTTTTGAGAGCAATATGCTTGCAACTTCTGCCGCTAATTCTTTTGTGATAAATTCATACCCTTTCGCATCATCTTTTAGACAAATTGCGCATATGCCTTGCAAAGCATTGCGATCGTTATTCTTTAAGCAGTTCATTCCCTGCACAATAATTTGACCTATAACTGCCACTACAGCCGGAGCTTCCCCTGAGATCTTAACCGTTACCCCTTCATCTGTAAGTTCGGCATGAATGGTTGCCAATTTTTCCATCGTTAATTCTCCTCTCTCTTGATAATTTCCAGAATCCGGCGTAATACCGTGTCCTCATCGAGCCCGGACTCTTTTGTCTCGAGATCGACCTTTCCGCCGCTCATCATGGCCAGCGACCACGTCGGCGCCTCGCCTTTCTTTGCCGGGTCCTGGCTGACATAGAACTGGAACTTTGATTTCGTCAGCCGCGGCAGCGGATGAAGGTAGAAGGCTCTCCGGCCATAGCTGCCGTCATAAGCGACCGTTGTCATCCGGCTGACGACGTCGCCCAGTTTCCGGCTTGTATTAAACGCTCTGACAAATTCTTTCAAATCTCTTGTTTGTGTGACCATTCGAAAAATTCTCTCCTTTCGTCGTCTTCGCAGTTGTGATATAATGACTACGAAAACGTTTTCAAAAGTTAATTCTCTCTTAAAGCCCTGCGGTTGCCCCCGCGGGGCTTTTTCCTTTACTCTTTAACTTTAATCTATCAGCTTTTTGATAGTTGACCATGACTGCCACGTACATAAAATGTGTCATATTCCCTCCATTTTCTTCTGGTTTCGCTTCAATTTCAGCATCTTCAAGGAAAGAATCGAAGATATTAACCCATCCAGTGACGAAATGCATTTGGAAAACCTTCCCAGCTCGGCCGGTTGAATGACGTCATCAGAACATATCATCTCGATGTCCTCATACTCGTGCGCGGCCTTTTTCAGGTTGATTCGTAATTGCATAGCCCCGGATGATACGCCGACTGCCTTGATAGGCGGCAAAAGGCGTTGCCCTGTTGCGGTTTTTTCCGAAAGATATACGTACCCAATCAGCGGCGAATTATAGACCTGCATCATTTTGGCAACGATAGTATCGTTGGGAATTTTCCCCTGCTCGTAATACGCAAGCCCTCGGCGGGAAAGCCCCAGCTGTTCGGCTGCGCCTTCCTGCGTCAGACCGGCATTCTTTCGTGCCAAAATCATGAGCGTTGTGAAGTCCCGTTTCATGGAGTTTCACCTCCTTTCGGGTAAAATAAAATTATGGCCGCCGTTTTTTAGTAGCGGTAAATGACGAGCCGCTGCCCCGGCTGTATCACGCCGTCGGTATTCAGGCCATTGTCCTGCATGATCTGCCAGTAGGCTTCCCGCAGGTCGACGTCTTCCGTGGCGAACCGCTCGGCAATGCTCCAAAGCGTATCCCCAGCCTGTACCGTATAGACCGCGGGCGGCGTAACTTGCTGCGTTGCCACCCAACCGGCCAGCATACCGACGGCCAAGGTGGCCGCCAGTGTAGCAGCCATGCACCTTTTCCAGCGTATCGGCTTAACTTGCCGGTAACTTGCTGCATCGTGGCAAGTAATGCCCCGCCAATTACGCCGTTCATCCGTTTTCATGCTCCTTCCCTCCCTTCATCGCTGATGGGCAATGTGCCCAACGCCATGGCCGAGATTCGCGAAAGCCGCATCTTGAGGGCGGCGACCTCGGCCTTCAGCTCCTTATTCTCATTTTCTAGCCGCCGCCATGCGAAGGGCGACCGTTGTTCATAGTCCGGGCCAAGCTCTAAAAGTTCAAAAACCTCTTTGGCCCGATACATGCAGCCGGGAATGCTGTTCAGCTTTTTGAGCCTTCCGTCTTGCTCCATTCGCCAGATTGACGTCGGCCCGCACTGGAAAAGCTTCATGAGGTCTTCCCGGCTATACGCCAGCTTTTCCATATTCCCCTCCTAAAATAACCACTCCCGGCCCTGTTTGAGCACGTCGTACAGCATCGCGGGGATGTTGTCACCGGCAACGTTGCACAGGAGAAAATTATGCTCCTCGTCGTTCCCGACATCCGTAATCTTGACCGTGTTGCCGTCATTGATGAGCTGAAACTTGAAGAACTTTGCATCAAAGGTCAAGGCCACGGTCAAAAGATTCAACGCCTCCTGTTTGTGGGCGTTATCCCGTTCTCGCATTTCCTCTAATTCCTGCGGGCTTACCATCTCAATACACCTCCTGCTTACTCATCTTTTTTGGCCCAGAACGTTTCGATTAACTCGCAGCGTTCCTTTAAGTCGGCCACTGTTGGCGGAATATCCTTTTTCTGAATCCAGTCATCAAGGACAAAATCCAATGTTTCCACATCGCATTCCGCTAAACGCCGCGCAAACATTTCAACCATCTGCACCGTAAAAATACGGGGATAGGCGTTTAATAATTCGCTTAACAAAAATGCTCTTTCCTGGCTTGAGCTCATGTAATCGCCTCCTTCCGTAGTCCCTCATGGTACAATATTCATGAGGTGATTATCGTGACAAAAAATACATCCATTACCGATTTAGAAATTCTTGCTTTTGTCGAAAAACACCAGCCTGTTTCTTACGCTGAAATCTGCCAACATTTCCATAAAATACATCCGGAAGAGTTACATGAACGAATCAAATATCTTTGCTTTCCATATGATGCTGACCCGCTCGATGGAACTTCCGCTGATAGCAAGCGCCATTTACGCTATATCCAAACTAGCGATATAGAAGAATATCAAATCCGTAACTGGAACATTATTGACGGCGCCAGATTTTTCATATCCGCTCGCGGATACATTGTTCTGCGAGACTTACAAGAGAATTCTCGTCAAAACCTCCACCAGCGTATTATCTGGTCTGTTATCGTTCCTATAGTGACTTCTGTTTTGACTTATCTTGTCACTAGTAAGCTGCCTATCTGGTAAAGTAAGCACCAATCGCCATACATACCCACGTTGTTATGACAGACACGACGATAATGATGACTTTCTCGTGCCTCATAAGCCAATCCAGCAGTTTCACCTTCTCGCCTCCTCTTATGCAAACTTAAACTCACTCATCATTGCATAATAAATAATCAATACTGCAATTAAAAACGGTAGCCAACGCAATTAATTTATCTGTCTTCGGCATACACTCCCCAGTTTCCCATTTAGTAACGGCAGTCCTGCTTACAGCCACTTTTTTAGCCAGCTCTTCTTGTGTCAAATTATTGGCTTCCCGAAGTTCACGAATACGCTTCATTTTCTCACCTCCCTTTTTCTTATGTGAGTTTACCTCACCCATCTAACGTTATTATATAAAACTTTAGCTCACATGTCAATGTTTTATGGTAGTTAAATTCACATATTCCAATGTGAGTACTTTTCACATATACTATTGTTAGAGGTGAATTATATGAACCAAACAGGTAAAAGGTTGCGAGAACTGCGAGAGGCAAAAGGATTGTCACAAAATGAAGTAGCCAAACATCTAGGCATAAGCCGAACAGCTTATGTTAAATACGAAACAGGTGAAAGCCAACCAGTTAGGAAAATAAAAGAATTATCCCAATTATTTAATGTTTCAGCCGATTATATTTTGGCGAATGATTCGCCCACGACTCCAACTACGCAACAACCAAACAGCAAATACGTCCGTATCCCTGTTTTGGGCCGTATCGTTGCCGGTATTCCTATGGATGCCGTCGAGGAAGTGATTGACTGGGAGGAAATCCCGCGGGAAATGGCCGCAACGGGCGAATTTTTCGGTCTTAAAGTCAAGGGCCATTCGATGGAGCCGCGCATATTGGAAGGCGACGTCGTCATCGTAAAGCGGCAGGCAGATGTAGAATCCGGCAAAGTTGCGGTTGTCCTCATCAATGGCAACGAGGCCACGCTCAAGCGTGTAAAAAAGCAGGAAAACGGTATTACTCTTATTGCCAATAACATCAGCGTATACGAGCCCCACTTCTACACGAACGATGAAATAGAAAAACTACCTGTCCAGATACTGGGCGAGGTAGTCGAGTTGAGAGGGAAAAATAAATTTTAAATAAAGGCGGCGGATATTATGACATTCGAGGAAAAAATAACTTCATTTAAAAGCAGAATTGAAAGCTTGAAAGATAATATTTCAACCGAGGAAGCAACAAAAACCTCTTTAATTATGCCCTTCTTCCAAGCTATGGGCTATGACATTTTTAATCCCAATGAATTTGTACCGGAATTTACTGCCGATGTTGGAATAAAAAAAGGCGAAAAGGTAGACTATGCAATCTTAATCAACAATAGCCCTATGATACTTGTTGAGTGCAAAAGTATTTCTGAAAACTTAGATAAGCATGATTCCCAACTCTTCAGATATTTTGGAACAACTGACGCCAAATTCGCTATTTTAACCAATGGTATCATATATCGTTTTTATACGGATATTGAAGAAACCAACAAAATGGACGAAGCGCCTTTCCTTGAAATCAACTTATTGAACTTAAAGGACTACCAAATCCAAGAGCTACAAAAATTCACAAAGGAAAACTTTGATAAAGACGAAATTTTTGATTCTGCCGCAGAATTGAAATATATGGGTCAAATACGACAAATTCTTAAAGATGAATTTGCAAATCCAAGTGACGATCTCGTCCGCCTGATTCTAAATCGAGGTGTATATGAAGGAGTAAAAACACAAAGCATTGTAGAAAAATATCAGCCGCTTGTAAAACGCTCCATCAGTTTGGTCATAACAGAAATGATTAATGATCGTCTAAAAAATGCCTTAGCTAAAAATGAGGATTCCGAAACGGATACTACCCCAGCGACATCTCAATCAAATTCTATCACCTCTGATTCCGATACAGATGATGCCCCTGTATCTAAGATCATAACAACTCAAGAAGAACTTGATTCCTTCTATGTAGTTAAATCTATTTTGAGAACTCAAGTACCGCCAGATAGAATAACATATACCGACAAAGAAACATATTTCGCTATAAATTTGGATAATAAAACAACAAAATGGATTTGCCGTATCTATATTAAAGAACGCGCTAAATATGTAATCATAAAAAATGGAGAGGAAAGTACACGTTATGACTTTGAAACGGTCGATGATATCTATAACTTATCTGATGCTTTAATTGCTCGTTTAAATTCGTTATTGCCAAAAGATAACTAGCAATAAAAAACTTTACCTACGCTGGTAGGTGCGTAAAAGATAGGATGATGATAATGATTAAGCGAATTTTCTTTATTCTATGTGCTGTTTTCATGTTTTTTAACATATCAGTGGCCCAAGACTTTAGTAAAAACCCTAACCTGTATTGGGTTACTTCCAACAGTACCGTTACAATGTACATTAACACAAAATCTTTAGAATATAATCCGTCTACTGATACAGCAATGTTTTACGTGACATCAGCATACCCGGCTGATAGGTGCTATTACGTATCAAAGGTTTCCATAAACTATGCTCGTAATACCCTTTGCCATTCTAACACTATAAAATATTTTTATGATAATGATTCTACATACATAGAAATACCAGAAACCAAAACCATAGAAATTCGTCCCGATACATTGGGAGAAGCTGTGAAAAATACTTCTGCTATCCTTGCTGGTCGTGACGCCAAACTTGCCGAGTATAAAGCCCAGCAAGAAGAACGGCTGAAAGAACAAGAAAAGAAAAAGAAGGAAGCCGAAGAAAAAGCAGAATCGGAAAAACGCAGAGAGCGGAATAATCGAATTGCCGGGGCTGTCCTCAGCGGTTTAGGTGGCTTATTCTAAAAAGGTGATAAAATATGATTTTCTCAAACGAATCCAAATTTACAGGTTCTATATTCGGCTTTATCGGGTATGGCCTACTCGCATTTTTAATAACCGTATGTACGTTGGGCCTCGCCTATCCGTGGGGATCCGTCATATTCCAACGCTGGATATGCCGGAATACCTTCATTGACGGCAGACAACTATACTTCGATGGAACAGGACTGCAACTATTCGGCAGCTATATCAAATGGTGGTTCTTCACCATTATTACCTTTGGCATCTATGGCTTTTGGCTGTTCAACAAAATGACCGGCTGGAGAGTAAAACATACTCATTTTGTGGAATCTTCGGATATGACGAATACCGAAGATGAACCTAAAAAGCTGCCGGAACCTTCCGATGAGCCGGAGATATAAAAAGTGGTTGTTGCAAAAAATGCAACAACTGCCGGGAACCGCAACTATTTCCAATTTGGAAGCTGTTCAAAGCGCGCTTTATCGTTCCATTTATCGTTCACTTTAAGACGATAAATGCAGAATAATCCCATTTTCTGCATTTAATTCTACATTTAATACGCAAAAATCCCCTGCCCGTTTTGCAGGCAGGGGAAAATTTAGACGCAATGAGCCGAACACTTGTTTTATTTTGTGAGGAGGTGAAGGTCATGGACGATATGATTCCCCATGCTTTCCATTATCGGAAAAAATCTACCGGCTGGCAGGTTATCCTGTCGTATAAGGCTGACGGAAAATGGAAACAGAAGTCAAAGCAGGGCTTCTCACAGAAAAGCCTTGCCAAAGCTGCCGGGGAAAAGCTATTAAAAGAAATAGCGGAAAACTATGTCCCGACACCCGCCGACCCTCTTATGCAAAATATCACATTGAAACAATTTTGGGCCATTTACCAAATAGATAAGAAAAAGCAGCTTTCGGATGGATCTATAGATGTTTATGAAAACGCAATAGCTGCCTTTTCGGATTTATGTAATATTCCTTTACCAGACCTTACACGGGCTTATATCCAAACTTGCGTAAATGAATCCAAGCTTTCCGCATCCACTGTTGAGCTATACATGAGCAAATTCAAAGTAATGATCCGCCACGCGATCACATTTTACGAATTATTGAGAAAGTCTCCTATGGACGGAATCATTTACCCAGAAATCAATGAAGAAGAAATCCAGACGATTTCCACCAAGGAATTCAATTGCTTATATGCATACTTGCATGAAAATCAGTACATGCTTTCTGTGATGGCTGCGGTGGGATATTATGCCGGACTGCGTTATGGCGAAATTGCCGGGCTGACATGGGCCTCCATTGACTTAGACAAAAAGGAATTAAAGGTTATCCGCCAATTTAAAAGATTTCGGACAGCTGAAAAGACATACGAATATAAGTTAGGGAAACTAAAGACGTCGAATTCTAAAAGGACGATTCCTATGCCTATCACGCTGCAAAGAATCCTGACAGAATATAAAGAAGCGAAATTCCCAGTAGCCCCGGATGGGCGAATCTTTTATTTAAAAAACAGCGAGACAAATATCATAAACCATCACATAAAGAAAGTCCTTCCGGATACCTCGATTCATGTCTTACGGCATACGTATGCAACTACATTGCTGGCGAGGGGCGTTGACATAAAAACGGTCGCCGCATTGTTAGGGGATACCGTCGAAACGGTCATCAAAAAGTATGTCCATTACAGTGAAGAAATGCGCCGAAATGCTGCGCAAAACATCCAAAATATTTTTGATCTGGAATAATTTTTGCCCGCTTTTTGCCTCTTTCTCATAAAATGGCTTATTTTAGCTGGTTCTAGGCTCATCGTCGAATTGTATTCGAAGTAGGACTACGATTTCCGGGCATTTCAACAGATTCAAAAATCACAAAAATGCAGCAAAAAAGCGGATTTCCCAAATATGGGATTTCCGCTTTTTTCTCGTTTTTTCAACTTTTTTTGCCTGTTTTTTGCCTCTGCTCCCCAACTCCTACACGTCTTCCTTTTTGCTGTATGAGCTTCATCACCGTTAGCATTCGGCCCGGCCGTTACTCTTTACTTAATTTCGTATTTTAAATATACGGGGCGTGCATCTTTGTGAGTGTCTGCCGCATAGGCAGCTTAGAAAAACACTCGGGGTAATTGCCTCTTATTTTACCTATTTTTCGTTTATGCCCATAAATTACTAATCTTATGGGCATAAACTATTGATTTTATGCCCATAAAGTGTTATAATAATTATATAGAAAAACTACTTAAGACGGCTACCGGCAATGGAAGGCTGTAAAGGAGGAATTAAAATGAGAAAATTTTATAAGGTTTTCGGCAGAAATAGCCATGGTGACGACGTATATCTTGGCTGGGTAGATGAAAGTTTACACCCAGTACGATGGGATATTCTTGGTTTTGACAAGGTTATGGATGACTTAGGTTGTGAGGAAATCCCTGACCCTGTCGATGAGGATATGGTTTCTGCCGAGGGGAAAAAGTTCTTTGCTGTCGAAGTTTATAGCGAAGAAATGCCCCCGGAAGAAGTCGACCAGCTGGTCGACGATTAGTAAGTATTCAAGCGGCAGAAATGCCGCTTTTTTTGTTATTTTTATAGGAGGAATCAATATGGGAAAAGTCAAGAAAATTTATATGAACGAGCCGTTAGAACTGCTTGCTGAGCAAACAAAGGCCGACAGCCGTCGAAATGGCGGCTTTAGCCGCGCGCTGGGGCTGATCGTCAACAGCTATCAAATTTTGATGACGCTCTCACCTCTCCCGGAGTTTTCCGACGGAGAAAAAGAAGTCCTATATAATATTCTTTGGGGCTCGAAAGTCACCGCTTCAAAAATCAAGGACTTGCATTTAGATGTGTTGGATTACTTTGGGTGCTCTACAGATAATGAGTTATACAAAAAAATTGAGGCTTTGAATATCGTCCAGCGTGTCCGTCTGGTAAATGAATTGTTATATGGCCTCGACACAAGTATTGACTACGAAATTAACAGCAAAGAATACAGCGAAATTACTGCCGAGGAGGAAGAACAATGAATAAAATCAATTTCATTGGAATCATATCCGCTACGAAGTGCAACCCGAACGGCGACCCCCTATTAGAAAATCGCCCCCGTACGGATTATGTCGGCTACGGAGAAATTACTGACGTTTGCATAAAAAGAAAAATCCGTAATCGGCTGCAACTCGCCGGGGAACGAATTTTATTACAGGCCCATGACCGCATTGACGACGGATGTAAGAATGTAAAGGAACGGGCAAGCCTTCCTGCCGTTCGAAAATTACTCAGCCAAAAGCAAGAAACGGAAGCTATATCCGTTCTCTGTCAGGAGTTTTTCGATGTCCGCGCCTTCGGCATGGTATTCTCCATGTTACCCTTTAAAAATACCATGATTTCCGGAGTTAAGGGTCCCGTTACTATATCTATGGCGCGCTCGTTGGATGCCGTGACGATTCGTGATATTCAGATTACGCGGTCAGGAAATATCACGACAGAAGAAGGCCGCGGCTCGGAAACCTACGGAATGTCCCTTCCCAAGATAGATTATGGAGCGTATATATTTTCTGGGGGTATTACGCCATTCATTGCTCAAAAAACCGGCTTTTCCGATGAGGACGCGGAAAAATTGAAAGTGGCTATGCTGGATATGTTCCAGACAGATGCAGCCATCGCCCGCCCAGACGGAAGCATGTACGTTCCCCTTTTTTACTGGATTAAGCACGAATCCAGCTTAGGAGTTTGCAACTCCGCATTAATAAATAAGGCTATCAAGATAGCTAAAAAGGACGACATTGACATCCCGTGCCGCTGGGAAGATTACGAAGTAGATGATCATGAGCTATTTGAAATCCCAAAATTGACAATCGAAAAATATACCTTGTAAAATACGCAAAAAAAAAAGAAGGCGCGTACCGGGAACTATCCATTCCCAAGTACGTGCCTTCTTTTTGTCTGCACTGTTTTATGTAGGATAATCGTATACTGCCGAGTGGCAGCGGTGTCGCCGGTTACTGCTGCGACAAGGCATCAGCCTCTGCTTCGTCCGCCTTATCCAGCACTTTGACGACAACTTTCTTTGCAAAAGACCAGATCAGTTTGATCCCGCCGTTGATCAACAGCTTATTTCTGATTTTAACCCATGTCGATGCGGAAGCGTCGGCCTCGGCCGTCTGCTCAGCTGCAAAGTCGGCGATGGCGTCGTCGACGGACGGGATAATGCTGCTTACAACGACATCTTTAATCTGGCCCTTGAATTCCCCCAGAATATCCAATACAACTTCTTTAACGATGTCTTTCAAGTCTTCTCCGTTCATAATTTATCCAGCTCCTTTTCGATGCGATTGGCGACGGATTTATCGGCGCCGTCCAGTAAATTGATATAGGCCTGATTCCGGGCCTTGACCCATGCCGATTCCGTGCTGCCGATTTCAGCAATCAGCCGGGCCTGTAATTCCTTCTTTCGGTCGTCCAGTTTCGATTTAATAAAGGACGACACAAGAGACTTTAATAAGCTCATGATAGCGGTGCTCACCCCCTTTCATTGTCTGCGGCAGATAAAAGGGATCACCTCCTCAGTTATACGTCTTTCAAAAGGCCCTGCGCGCGGTAGAAATTTGCATTCCCCCGTAGCTCATCGCCGCCGCTCCAGCGGGGCGAGCCTTCACGCAGGACGAGCAAGTCCCATCGTTCGACGGTCGAATCCGGGCCATACGGGTCATGGCACCACAGGCCGTCCTTGTTGTCGGCAGCTTCGGCGTGCGTCATGACCCGCTGTAAATCAATCGTCAAATCCAGCGCATCGGCCAATACGCAGACAACCTGCGCAATGGCGTTCAGCTGGGCCTCTGTCGGCGGATATGCCCCCAGGCGATACTCGTCAACGGCATCTAAGGCGCAGCATAACGTAATTGCGACGCTGCCGGTGTTCCGCATATACGTTGCTTCCTTTATCATGGCCAAGTTGTCCGTCGTGACCCAGACGCGGCCGTCGCCGTCAATGTTGACATGATAGTCTGAAAATTTGGTGTAGTAGTCTCCGCCGGTCCAATGGCAATACAGTTTGACATCGCGGCCCATGTTTCGCGCTGCCGTCCACAAATCATTGTAGGCTGCCCTGGCCATGTTCTTTAATTCCTGTAACGTTACCTCGCGCATCATATTACATCACAATCCCCTTCACTGCTTTTTCTTCGCTACCAAACAAATAAACGCACCAGTCTTCGGCCAGCAAATCCGTCTGACTGGCCAGCCATGGAACCACTTCGCCGGTAGCTGTCTTCATGGCGATAAATCCGCCATATAGCACCTTTCCGCCTTCTCCGGCCAAGTGCTTACCTGCATCTGTTTTTGGCTCATGATAGGCCGACGGAACATAATAAATGAACATTCCTTTTCCATTCCAGCCTATCCGGCTAACCTTGCCGCCGGACTTTAATACCTCCAGTGCTGCACTGAAATCTAAGCATCCTTCATACATCATGATTTCCGCTCTCCCTTCTCTTCCTTTTCGCTGGCGAGCTGTTCCAGCGTTTCTCTTAATTTTTTGGGGATAGGAAGCCCGGCCTTCCCGGCATTTTCCAGTATGGATAGTCCTTCATTAGCAATGAAGAACCAGACGACAAAAGGCTGCGTCAATGTCGACTGCCCCAGGGCCATATCCAGCTCGTGAGACAAGGCTACAAGGCAAAGAATAACCATTTTCTTACAAAAGCCAGCGAATCCCTTCTTGCTGTTGAGTTTCATGTTGGGATTGATATAGGCCGCTGCTATGCCGGTAATGTAGTCTATAGCCATGATGACGACCAATGCTTCGTGAATATCACTCCATCCCGTAAAATGTGTAATCAATGCTCCCGCCGCCGACGCCACCGCCCCCCATTCTATTTCTGTCTGGACTGGAATCAGGCTCCGCATCCAGCTCATCAATGCCGTCATCATGGAGCGCCTCGCAATTCTATCTCAATGTCTACGGCATTTTTCCAGCTGATAGGCCGCGGATCCATGACGTTCCGCCAAGCCATATACATATGCGCCGCGGCCAACTCTTCCGGCATACAGCCGGTGCAGGTGCCAAGGCCCGGACATAAGACCGTTTTTATGTCTGCGCTGCGCTTTACGGCGATTAACATCGCCCGCATGGCATTATAGACGTTATCCGTGCCCAGGATGTTTTGCGGTATGCGCATCGTCGGCGTATGAGCCAAAACAGAATGCCGGGCATGATCGATACGGACCAGCAGACACGTACCGACCGGCTGTTCTCCGCAATACTGGGCCATGATTTCGGCTTGCACCCTTTGCATCAGCTCATAGCCAAAATAATCAATAATGGCCGCATCAATGCCTCCGTCCATCAGCCCGAAAGAGTTTCCCGGGCTGACGATCGCGTCGTACTCTGCGACATCTTCGAATCGGGAATGGATGACTTCGACGTCAGGTTCTCCGGCAAACCTCTTTTTCCAAGCCGCACACAGCCGTTCGTTTGTATCGCATAAAATAAGTTTCATCTCCTGCTCCTTTCTGATATGCTCCTATCGTCCATAAAAATAGAAAACAGGAGTGATTTATTATGAAATTACCAAATGGTTTCGGAACCGTTTACCGGATGCAGGGGAACCGGCGGCGGCCGTTTGTCGTGAAAAAGACGATAGAAGGGCGGCAAAAAATACTCGGATATTTTGATACGTTTGAACATGGCCTCTCCTTTCTGGTCGACTTTAACCGTGACCCGTCCGCATTTTCCGACAACATTACCTTTAAAGAACTATATGCCCGCTGGAAAGTGCAAAAATTTCCGAATTTGTCGGCATCCAGTCGGAAGGGATATGAAAATTCATATAGGCATTGCGAGCAGCTGCACGATATGGCCTTTTCTGCTATCCGCTTTGGGCACCTTCAGGGCGTCATCGATACCGTAAAGCAACAAGGAATCGGCTATTGCACACAGAAGAAAATTCGCGGGTTAATGGAACAGCTATACGCCTATGCGCTAAAGTATGACCTCGTAAAAACGAATTACGCCCAGTATGTCGACATTTCACCGCATGTAAAAAAATACCCGAAGCATCCCTTTACCGTCAGGCAGCGCAACAAATTATGGCGAAATCTGGATGAGATGGCCGAGGTGGCCGACGTACTCATCATGATCTATACGGGCCTGCGCATCGGAGAATACATTCAGCTAAAGGCCAGCGATGTCAAATTACGCAGCCATTATTTTATTGTGCGTCAATCAAAGACCGACGCAGGCCGGAACCGGCCGGTACCAATCCATAAAAGCATTTATCCGTGGTTTGTACAGCGAATCAAAAGCGGCCAGCAATATATCTGTCAGCAGGAAACGGGAACGCCGCATACATACAGCACCATGCGCCGCCGCTTTGACGACGTAATGGAGCACTTTAATATGCAGCACACCCCGCACGAAACCCGACACACGACGGCATCCATGCTGGATAGCGCCGGCGCCAATGATACGGCCACAAAGAAAATTCTCGGCCATGCTTGCAAAGGTGTTACGAAGCATGATTATACACACAAGACGATTAAAGATTTACGAAAAGCCATCGACATGATATAGCGTTTGTTCTTTACCTGCGCTTATCCGACACAATAGAAAAGAGCAAGGAATCCCGATACATCCTTCGCGGTTCCCTGCTCTTAATTTGTTCTATGCTATGCAACACCTAAAAACGGCTTAGTTATGCGGTTTCTTGCGGCAAATACGCCTGCAAATCCTCTACGGTCTGGCAATTTTTGATATTTTCTCGGACAGTGACGAAACAGCTGTACGCCGCAAGCTGCTGCGCTCTGGCGGCATCCCCGGCTGCCATCATCTGAGATTTAGTTACAGTCTGCAATGTTGCCGTTTTTCCGTCCGCGTCATAGACCTTGTACTGCCCAGAATCCCCCATGAGAGTAAGGGCAATTTGCCAATCCTGCTGGCCCGCGGCGTCCGTCGTAAAGCCCATCCCATCAACATATACAAGAGCATCACGCTGCTTTACATACTCGCCGTACTGATAATTAAGAGCCTGCTCTTTGAGTTCCTCGAAGGTCGGCGGGACGTACTCGCGCTTTTCTTTCGCTACCATGTATTCGTCGATGGCCGCGATATAGTCGTCATATTCGGCAATGGGGTAAGATTTCCATTCTTCTTCGGCTTTCTCATCCGTCTTGATGACGACATTTGGCTGCTCGTTGTTATACCAAACACGTACCGGCAACGATTTAATACCGCTATCTTTTTTAAAATTTTCGATGGTATCAACGTATTGTTTTTCACCATCAATAATCAAAACTTCATTTTTTTCGATTTGGAAACATTTCATTTTTATCATCCTTTCTTATTTTCTTAAAATTAATAACTACCGAGGAACTACCTAGTCATGGGCATAGCGTAACGATCAATATTTCAAGTGCAGGCAATCATTCGCATACTATTTATGGAGATTATTCTAATGGGTCGCATCGTTATATTGACAATGTAGAAAAAAATACATATCAAAATGAAGCGGCAGCAATGGACGTTTGCGGTGATGCTGGTAGCCATTCACATACTGCCAGTGGTTCTGTTACATCTACTGGCAGCAACTCTCGGCATGAAAATCGTCCGCCTTACGAAGTGGTACAACGTTGGAAAAGGATTGCTTAAGCTGTTCGCTTCCAACGGGCGACGGTTTCAAAAGGCATGCGATTTTCATGCGAATTATCATTTCCGGCGTTTGCGATTGTGTGTGTATGTGCCCCTGTGCTAGATGTTTTACCGCTATTTGCGGCATTATTTTGCCCACTCAAATTATAATTTTGAGACCAATCTCCATGTTCATCACAAGCAGTTGCTAAGTAATTTCCACTGCTTAATGTGCCATATTGGGCCCCTGTTCCTTTCCATGCCACATAGTGAGTATGTGCTCCCGTGCTTGAAATAGTATGTTTGTGGGACGGCAGTTCATCGGTAGT